ATGCCAAACTCAGACCTACTTCCCTCCCTCCTGTCCAAGCTCTACGAAAATCAGCTGGCCCTGGAAGCCTCCATCATGGAGCTATCGAACTGGATCGAACAGCGTGGCTCAGCCGATGTGGCTGAGAACATCCGCGGCGCTTTGCACACAATCGACGAAAACGAGGAGTTCATTAAGCTGACTCTCGCAGTCCTCATGTCGCCTGACTGATCGACGGGTAACCCTGCAGTTCGTCGCCTCAAGCCTTCCGCCTAACCAAATCCAGATTACTGTGCACGCATACAGTATTTGGATATGACAAACATGAGCATCGACTTGGACACAGAGGAATGGCTCGGGTGCCCCACGCCCCTCGAAATGTATCAGCACCAATGCGCGCTTCTGGAGGACGAACTCATCCAGACCGAATCGATGTTGCGAAAGGCCCGGGCCAATGTGGCCGGCCTTGTCCAGATGAATGACTTGCTGGCTACCGGAAAGACGACAGCAGAGGCGAAGCTGCGATATTTTGAAGCGGAACTAAGCCGTACGAATGTCGAGTCGTCGGAAATGGCAAAAGAGATCATGGGCTTGAAAATGATCGCAAGTCAGAACGAGCACCTATTAAGGGAGAATCAGCGGTTGCTGGTGGAGCTGACAAATCTAAAAGAGCCTTCAACCTAGCTCGTCTGCGTAAGCAGTCAAAGCTCTATCTGACAAGTCGATAAAACCGGCCCCGTCAATCAGTCCATGCGACCTCAAAACGCTCGCAGCAGACATGCTCATGTCGTACCGCTCTTGAGGGGATAGAGACCCCGGCGCTGTGCTATTGCTCGGCGGGGTTGATCCCTCTAATGCGTTGCCTTGCCCATTACTGATCGTCATGACGAATGCTCTTGCCCAGTGTCTACCCTGTAGAGACTGACCGAAGCCTGTCTGTTCACCAGCCCCGACGAGCGGAGACGATCATGTGCGGAAGATTGACGCAATACCGCGGAATCCACGACTTTGTTGCGGCGCTTAGCATGCCCAATGCCCTGGCCAATTCCGTGGGCGATCAGCCAATTGAGCGCTTTAACGTCGCGCCAACGACTCAGGTTGCACTGCTCCACCTGCAGGGCGACTTGCTGCACGCCGACCCGGTCCGTTGGGGATGGCGACCACATTGGGCGAAAGACCGCGCAGCTCCAATCAACGCGCGCGTCGAGAAGGTAGCCCACGGCCCATTCTTCCGGGCGATCTGGCCTCACCGGGCTATCACCCCCATAGACGGTTGGTTTGAATGGGTAGATGAAGGCGGACCCAAGAAGCAGCCCTACATGATCCGTCGGCGGGATGGTGCACCAATATTCTGTGCCTCTATCGGCCAGTTACCGGATGCTGATGAAGGCCCAGGCGAGCAAGACGGCTTCGTGATCATCACCGCCGACAGTGCCGGAGGCATGGTGGATATTCACGACCGTCGGCCAGTGGTGCTGAATCCGGAACTGGCTCGGGAATGGCTGGACCTGGCCACGCCCAAAGAGCGCGCAGAGCAGATCGTACTGCACCAGGGCGAACCTTCGGAGGTGTTCGAGTGGTTCAAGGTCGATACGGCCATAGGCAACGTGAGGAACAAAGGGCCCGAACTGATTCGCCCCCTGCGCTAAGGTTGCGAGAAATACCACATCACAAACGCTACCGCAGTAACCCAGCCCAGAGTCAGCAGAAACGAAAGGCCAGCGAGCCTCTTATCCATGGCGCCCTTCAATAAACCAAATGATCGCGATACGAACCCGCTCCGAGAGAGTAGTTCATTGATCTCAGGGTGCAATTGCACGGACGTACGCCTGGCATGCCCGCAGCGCGATCAGTCCCTGGTCGCCTGCGTCGGTGATCCCGATAATTCTTTGAGCATGCGCTGGGTCAAGTTGGGCTCGACGGGCTGCATGAACCACGCCGACGGCGCTGGGGGTGGCAGGCACGCTGCAGCCAATGGCTGAATCCGTGGCGTCGAGAAGGACTGACAGCCGCACATCAGCAGTGGCAAGGCGATCGCGCAGAAGAGCCTGCTTGCGTTGTTCATTGGAAAGCTCCAGGGAGTGTTGTTGGTCGGCAGCGCTCGCTCTCTGCTCGATGGCCAAGCGCTTATCTTGCTCGGCATTTTGCTGGCGCCATGCCTCGCTGGTGATGGCATCAAGGGCTTTCTGGTGCGCCGCGCTCTGCTTCGCGAGCTTCTCGTCCATCCGCAAGTCTTGTATCTGCCAGGTGGCGCCGGCGGCGGCGGCCATCAGCACCAGGATCAGCACCAACAGACCAGCCAGCTTCTGCACCGGCGTCATGTCAGCGCCCTCCGCAAGCCTTCGGCCAGCACCGCCTCTGGGTAGGCATACCCAGCATTCTCATGATGAATGATCGCCTTTACGAAGCCAGCCATCACCGCCGGCTGGGTCAGGTCAACCTCAGCACCTGGCCGGGTTCCGGTGTTCGCCTCGACGGCGCGCACGTAGGCGTCGGTGTCGTTCTCCGCCGACGGGGCCCACCGGCTTATGATCGCCTTCACTGTCTTCAAGCCGTGCTTGCGCTGGTAGGTCAGCAGCAATTTCCCCAGGGCACGGATGCCGTTCTCCGCCGTATCGAACCGAGCAAAGCGCTTCTCGGCGGCAGGATCTGGCTTGAGCTGGCCCTGCCATTGATTGGCCGGGTTGTAGTCGATGTTGCCGGGGTTTCGGTTGCGCACCCCGCGGGTTTCGGCATTTGGCATACTTTTCTCCAGACGAAAAAAAACCGCTCAAGGCGGCCGGTGTGTTCTTTACCGGTTCAGGCTGGCTGAACTGGTCGCTTGCTCATGTCGGGGAAGTCGGGGTTGTCCGCTGTCCACTTGCGCAGGGCGCGCCAGTACAGCTTCCAGTCTTCTATGGACCCAAGGATGCCTTCCTCGCCAAAGTCGATTGCTGTAACCGTCTGCTGGGCGATCGGCATTTGTTCTTCACGCCAGGCATTTTCCACCACGCTCAGCTTAGCGATCAGGGTTTCCTGGGTAATTGCCCAGGTGCCATCGGCTTGGGCCGTGTAGTCCATGCTGTTATCGCCTTGTGGCCGCTCCCCTTCCATCTCGATCCAGCCTTCATCGGGGCCTTTGTCTGTCTCGTCACCCTCGAAGAAGTTCGAGCCCACCACTGCATAAAATCGGATCATCAGATGGCCCCCTTAAGTTTCCAGACCTTTACGCGCACTGGCGCTGTGGTCAGCACTGCGCCGCTATAACCGTGACCGCCACCTGCTGAAGCACTGGGCAATGCAACCCCGCTCGCACCAGCCTGGCAGATGATCTTGTCTGTCGGCAGGATCTGCTGTGCATAGGCGCCGTATGATGCGCCGCCGGTGCCTGCGTTGCCGTCAAGCCTTGGCTCTGACCAAATACCACCGATGAGAATTTCCAGCACCGTGATTACATGGAACCCTGGAAACGGGTTGTCGGACGTGAATCTCGACGCCGTAACGATGTTCCCAGGCGCTGCGGCGGTACCGCCATTGGGATAGATGATTGCGAAATCCGCTACCGAGGAATCCAGCTTCGAAGAAATCTGCGCGCCCATCGATGTAAGCTGTGCGCTTAGGCTTCCGCCCGTATACAGGTTAGAAGTAATGTCGCCCGTAGAGCTGATCGACCTGCCGGCGCTGAGCGTGATGCCGGCGCCGGTCACAAGAACGCCAGCCTTCGTGATCGTAACTATCGGCCCTGCGCCAGACTGCCCATAACCTGCTGAAAAATTGATGTTGCCTGATGGCTCACAGTAAATAACCCCGCGCGTGGCGGTGCTACCAGACTCATTGAACCAAAGGTGAGAGTTTCCTCCGGCAGCGCCGGCCCTGATGTAGACGTTACCTCCGCTGACAATAACGTTCGCGCCAAACTGAGCAGAGCCGGCAGCATCCAACAGCAACCGCACAATCCCTCGGGCGTCGTCGATTATTCGGACACTGCTGTCGGTAGCATGGGTGAGTCGAACCATTGCCGTTGAGTTGGGATCAGTGATCCCCTCCCTGCGCAGGAGAACGCCGCCAGCACCGCCAACCTGAAGGGCATCTTTGAAGCGCGGCACACCTGCGGATACAGAGTCAACGGTCGCCAGGAAAAGGTTCGCATTTCCCAGCTTGTCAGCCTCGGTCTTCGCCCGATCGGCTTGTGTCAGCGCATTGGACGCAGAGGTAGCCGCATTGGTCTCAGATTGTGCCGCCGCGTTCCTGGATGCCGTTGCAGACGTCGCGGCACCGCTGGCAGTCGTCGCCGAGGTAGCAGCATTGGTTTCCGATGTTTTGGACTTCGTCTCGGATGTCTTGGCGTTGGTTTCTGAAACCTTCGCCGCGGCGGCCGAGGCCTGTGCATTGGCCACTTCCTGATCCAAATCTTTGAACTGATCAGTGATGGCGCGCAGTCGATCCGCTGACTCTTTGACGTAGCCTTGCATCGGAGCAATGGTGTACACACCCGCAGCAGCTGTAGCCCCCTGGTAGTTCGGGGCGATGGAAATCGCCGTATTGCTCGCGATGTTGGTGATCTCGTACCACAAGCCGTCCGGGCCACGGAAAGCATCCCCAACGCGAGCGTTTGCAATAAAAGCCGTGCCGGTGCCAATTACTGCGTTGTTATTGAAAGTAACGGCAACAGTTCCTGTTTTGTACCAGGCCATTTAAGCCTCCTAAGAAATCGGCTTTGCAAACATTAGCGGGAGAAAGAAACTTGAACCGTTGAAGTCGCCAATGTTTTGCAGCTGCGCAACTATTCGGCTGTTTGCATAATCCCAATAACAAGAAAGCAGCGAGAACGTATCCCCGCCTGGGATATTCATCGCTATGTTATTAATCAGCATGTAGTTCCCTGTATTTAAGGGAACACTCGCATAGAAGGTATATATCCAACGCCCTACAGAGGGATTTGCTGCGCCACCATAAGCCCAGCCGGTAACGACGTCTGTGAACTGAGCACAAGGCGTTCCATTATCGAATAGTTGTTTTGCTCCTCCATCCCATAACCTGAGTCCATATTGTGCGGTTGGAGTGGACTCATAGGCAGCAACAAAAAACGAGCCAGAGCCACCGCTCGCCCCGTTGATGAAGCCCGTCCAATTGCCGGGGGAGCCCTTCAGGCTTACCCATTGAAAGCCCCCAGTTGAGGGCCTGACAAAAATTAACGGCGGTTCTTGCGACGTGACGACCGATGGAAAGTCACCGCCAGACGGCCCATAGATCCCTTTGTGTATAACAACCAGCCGCGCAAACTCAGAGTCAAGCGTCACAACATCTGAATTATTCGTAAAAGTTAGCCCATAGGACATTATCTATACCTGAATACTAGAAGTCGCTGAACTGATACCCCTATCCGGCCGGTTGGCATATTTCTATTTCTAAACCAAACTTGCACACCACCCGTAAGCATCTGCACATCGAACTGAGACAAACTTGCGTCTTGGCCGGACGGGTCCCCTGAGTACTGCCCATTAGGCAAACATATACCGATGTGAGTAGAGGGATTCACGCCAGGTATGGAAACAAAGGTACTCACGCCCGCCGTGCCAATGAGGGCTGAATAAACAACCCTCACGGTGAATGAGTTCTCATCCAATTCAAGGAGGCCCGTAGGCCCCCATATTCTGATTCCTCCGATCATGCTGTCAGATCCCCTAGCTGCACCCGCTTGACGTTGTTTTCGTCGTACACCTTGATTGCACGATTGGTCATCGTCAGGCGACCACCACCAGGCGCCGGGCCGTTAAACTCCAGGTTTCCAGCTTTATCGAGGCGCCATCCTTGAACACCGGCGACATAGTTGTCGGACTGCAGCGCCTCTCCGATCTTCAGCATGGTGATGCTGCCGTCCTGGATGAACGCCGACCGCATGAAGACCTGGCCGTTTTGCACCGTGAACGGCGACGAAAGCACCCCGTTGATGTTGTTCACCACGGCGAACCTGTCAGCGCTCACCAAGAACTGGCTCTGCAACTGACCATCCACGTTCTCGATGCCAAGCCCGATACCTGCCGCAACGTACTGCCCGTTTTGGTTGAGCTGCATCTTCACCGACCACATGGTGGAGAGCTTGCCATCGGTGCTTGCCTGGGCCTGGCTTACGGTCTGGATGCTTGCCGAGTTTTCCCCGATCTTCACCCCGATCTGCTGAATAGCCAGGGCCGTGGCCTGACGGTCGGTGACCACGACGCTTTCGAGCTCGGTCACAGCTCCACTGACATCGCCCACGTCGGCGGCCAACTCAGTCGTACGCTGCACCATTGCCGCGTTCTTGGTGGCCTGCGTTTTCACCTCCTCCGCAAAGCTGGCCTTGGCGTTAAAGCCCTGGATCGCATCCGCAAGCTCGCCCTCGCCGTTGTCATCCCTGTACGCCGCCTGTAAAACCTGAAGGGTCGACGCCGAAGCCGTCACCACACCGTCAAGCTTGGTGATATCGGTGGTGTTGGTGGAGACCTGCTGAGCCAGGCCGTTCGCCGTCTCTACCGACTGGCCAACATCGAGCCAGTAGGTAGTGTTCGGCGGCGGCTTGTTGACCGGCACAGCCTGGGCGGCCTGGTAGATTCGACTGCCCTCTACAACCATCTGCCCTTTGAGGTAGGTGGCATCCTTGTTGTAGGCCTTCAACCCACCCAGAGCGGTGATCTGATCCTGCAGTCCCGGGATCTTGTCGATCTGGTTCACGATGTCCTGACCAAGCTCGGTCCGGCCAATCTTGCCGGCGACTAGGTCGAGAACCGGTCCAGCATCGGAGCTGGCCCTGCCCATCACTCCATTACCAACCGGATAGAACGGCCCGATATTGCCAGTACGGTCCACAAGGCGAGCCCAGAAGAACAACGTCGCCCCCCCCAGCAGTTGCTGCATCCGGTAGTCGGCCTGCGGATACGCCAGGTCGGCCAGCTTGGAGGCTGCCGCCAGGTTGTTGGCCGTGCCGTACCACAGTTCGGTGCGTTGGGTATCCTCGGCGCCGGCGGGGAAGCCCCATTTGATGCCGATGCCGAACAGTTCGCTTGTGGTGGTCAAGAACGCCACCGCCGGCGGCAGGCCGACCTTACCTGTCAGCGCGACCTCTGGACTGGTTCCCCAGATCGAGGTCACGTCCATTGCATTGACGGAACTGACGCGAGCGACATAGCGCCCGCTGTAGATGCCCTCCACGTCTGCCCCAAGATTGCCGGTACGCGGCAACCGCACCCAGTTGCCACTGTCCTTGCGCCATTCCACGTTGTAAGCGATGGCGCCAGGCACTGAATCCCAAGTGATCCGCAGGCCAGTAACCGCAATCCCTTGGGAAACGACGCTGCGAGACTCAAGCGTGATGTTTTCCGGCGGAGACATGACCCCTGGCGGTATTACGCTCGTAGGTTGAGGGTCGATCCGAGCGCCGGTGTCGATCGCCTGGTACTTCATGGGCTCATGCTGCGTTGCAGCAATCTTGAACTGATGCAAGCCTTGCGGCTCGATAGTCTGAACACGGAATCGCATCACAGCCAGGTCAGCGCTTTCCACGGACCAACTGCACTCAGGCTCAGGCAACTCTGAATAGTCGGCCATCACGGTAACCAGGCGGCCCGATACCGATTTTACGATTCGCCCCTCAGACTTACCGCTCGGCAAATTGAGGATCAATCGATCCTCCTCATGCACCTCGGCATCAATGTCCAAAGTGATCACGCGCTTGGTCGCAGCGCTGATGCGCCCGCCATTCGCGCGACCGGAGAACAGTTCGTCAGCCACGCAGATGATCTGCCCGGGCTCAACGTTGCGACCCTCCATGCCAGTGGTGAAGCTGACCGACCACTCCTCGTACTGCTCAGACTTGAGCGCCCAGATACCGTGACGAATAGCCTCGCCCTCAACAGTGCAGGCGAACCGAGAGATATCGAGCATGCGGTGTCCGAGCACGCCGATTAGATCGTCGTTGGTAACTGGCGCAGGCTGGGTCTTGAACTCGTTTTCCGGATTATCCCAGGCAACCTTGGCGCGGGTGTGTCGATCGGGAAATGCAGCGGCGACGTATTCAAACTCCCCGACAATGTTCGATCGGGTGAAGACGTAACCATCCTCATTGCCAGGGATGTCTGCCACCATCGTGACCTGCGAACCATTCCAGCAACTGCTGCCACGGAAGACGCTGGCCAGATCGGATAGTAGCGCGTAGCCCTCAATCGAATCCTGGATGTAGACATTGGTGGTCATGCGCGGCTGTAGGCCACCCTTCCCGTCCGGCACCATCACATCGCAGTAGCGGCCAATCTCGTACAGCGTCCAGTGGTCGACCATGTCGGCGGTGATGCGGCGACCAAGGCCGTAACGGCGGTGCAGCAGAAGATCGCGCCAGATCCAGACCGGGTTGTTGGTGTAGGCCAGCTTGAAGGTGCCGTTCCAATCGCCTGTGTAGGTGCGCGTCTGCGGGTCGTAGTTCGTCGGCACCTGCACGATTCGGCCGCGCATCAGGCCGGCGAACTTCGGCGTGTCCTGGAACTGCTTGGCGTCGAATCGCAGACCGCCCAGCGCAAGGTTCGGGTAGCGGAGCTTTTTGTCGATGACTTCCGTCAGCCCCTTAATGCGCATCAGGTCCGCGAAGTTGGAGTCGTTGCGGTTTGGGGTCAGACGACGCACGCGCACTAGCGCGCTGGTGAAGCCCTCTGGCAGATCAATCCGGTGGGTGCGCTCGTACTCGGTGGTGCCTTTGTCATTCAGAGTGGCCGAAAGAACAGTTTGGTAGCTCCCGCCGTCGACTGACAGGTCAATGGCGTAGTCGATGCGGTATCCGATCTGGTCACCGTTGGTTTTGACCTGCCAGATTTGCGGCCACGACAAGCGGATCCGCACAGCAGACAACTGCTGGTCGGTGATCGCACGCGTCCAGGCGTTGTCAGACTTCAACTCAACCGGCAGGCCCTGGGACGCCTCATTTTCGATGGCAGGAAAGCCCGCAATATGCTCCTGGTCAACGGTGCCAGATCGAAAATCCCAGATAGTGCCAGGGAAGTTTTCACTGCCGTCAGGCGAGATCAGCGGCGTGCCGTTCAGCTTGATCGACCGCAGTCCATCAACCGGACCGACAATTGGCCCCTCACTCAACGCGTAGAGCAGCTTTACTGTGGCGACTGACAGCGCGCTATCTGGAGCCTTGTATGGCGTATAGGGCTTAGTCTCGCCGCCCTTGGAACCTAAAACGCAGGCAGCAGCAGGCCGGCGCCGGTGCTTTGCAGCAGGCGCTGTTGCGGTTTTGGACATGGGTTTTCCTTACTGCTGATCTTCCGAGAAGACGCCAGCCGATATGAGGGCGCCGCCGATATCGCGCTCGCCGTAGAGCAATGGTTTGCATCGGCCCTGCGCCATCGTGGTAACCGCGCCGCCGAACGCATAGGACGGCCTGTTGCCGTCACCCTCTTTGTCGAGCACGCCCGCCGGTGACGGGGACATACTCATGGCGATGCCGCCGATCATCAGGCCAGCGCCAGCTGCTACCAGGTAGTACTGCTGAGTAAACGCACCGATCACCACCAGCGCGAGACCGGCGATCGTGGCGAAAAGGCCACCACCCTTGCTTCCGATGACGATTGGCGCAATGCGGATGGGATCAACCGTGTCCTGGCGCATCTCAATCTCGGTGTCACTCAGGTTCTTCTTCCCGCGGAACACCGCATAAGTCAGACCGCGCTCTTCCGAAAATCGCAAGAACCGCCTAAATCCTGGAATTTTCACGCACAGAGCGTGAATCGCCTCGGCGCATGAGGCTACCGCCAAGTGATGAACGCGCCCAAACCTCGCGCCAAGCACGCCGTAAAGCATCACCAGCACCACCAAGGGCTGCGGTTGAACCGCTGTTCTCATCGCCATCAGTCAACCTCCGACAGTCGTTGGTGCCTAAGAATCAGCACGGTGTAGTCAGCCCACATTCCGCCGTACACGTCGCGTGTGGATTTCTTGTTGTAGCGGTGATGCAGGAATGTGCCTGGGGCTGGATGTAGGTCTGGGACGGTAGTCAGCAGGCCGTCGCCCAGGTAAATGCCGGCGTGATTCGGTGCTGCAGCGTTGATCTGCATGACTATCATGTCGCCCTTGCGTGGCATCGACACTGGATAAAACCCGGCCTCTTCGTAGTACTTTTCGTACAGGCTTTCACCGTCATTCCACCAACCATCCCGCCGTGGGTAGTTCGGCAGTTCAATCCCGTGCTCGCGTTCGTAGTAATCGCGGCACAGCGCGTAGCAGTCCAGCAACCCATGACCGAACTCACGACCGACGAGCGGTGCCTGATAGCCGCACGGCTTGAACTCGAAGTACTCGCCAGACGGCCAGCTCACAATGCCCCACGGTTTTTCGTGCAGCTCGCAACTGACGCGATCAGTCATGCTGGGCGCCGGCGGCACGTCCGGGTGGGAGTGAATGATCATCGTCAGCTCGCCCCGATCCTCGGCATCGCACTTGTCTTCCGGGTTGATGATGAAGTGCTCGCTCGGGGTCTTGGCGTCGTTGCGACAAGGAACGTACTTCAGCCGCCCGGCTTCGCGGATCACGACACCACAGCTTTCCTTAGGGAACTCAGCGGCGGCGTGGGCCTGGATATGTTTCAGCATCGTCTTGTTCATGGGTTACCTATCCAATAAGCGCAGCACCTGGGGCCCCGCCGAATGGCAGCGGATTACCGCGACCGTGGCGAATCTCGCAGTCGCTCGGCCGACCGCCGCAGCGATCGAGTGCAGGATCATCTACAGGGTTGCCATCGAGGTCGAACATCTTGATGCCGGTGTAGTTACAGTCCGGCCCGCGATACTCGCCCCACAGGCACCACTCGCAGCGGTTCATGATCAAGCCGCCGGGGAGCATCTGCCCTTTCACCGCCGTCGGCGGTGAAAGGGAAAACACCACCTCTTCGCGCAGCAGGCTCGTAACCTGATTTATGTAGGAGATGTCCACCGTTTCCATTGGGGTTGCCGTGGGGTTCCCCTCTGGAAAGTTCGCGGCATCCAGATACTTCGCGTACGTCTGCCGAACCGTCAGCTTGACGCCGCTCATGCCCTGGAATTGCCAGCAAAGAGCGGTAATGGTCCCGTCGATGTTGCTTATCTTCAGCATTGGCGTCGAGTTATTGCCCTCGACGCTTCGACCGAAGCCGCCCGTCTGGTAAGGGCGCGGAACATAGGTCTCGCCCTTCCAGATAATCGGTGCAGACTGCTGGTGCCCGTGGTAGCGCAAAATACCCATGCCGCGCGCCTCGCCATCCAGTTCGATCAACTGGATGAGCGCCCCAGGCTCAAGCTTTTGGTTATCCAAGGTGATCATGGGTTAAACACCTGCTGGAATTTTGTGGACAGGATGTATACGCCGGCGCCGAGCGGTTGCAGACTCCAGCCGCCGTCCGTGACGAAAGCGCCCTGTTCGTGCAAGGGCGGTGTCCACAGAAAGTGGGTAACGCCCTTGTGTCTCACAAAGAAATCGCGAATGGGGACGATGTAGTCAGTCTTCCCCATGAAAGTCACGGGCCAGGACGTGGATATATTGTTGATGCCGACCGAGAGGCGTTGGCTGTAGCCGTTGCCAAACTGAGAGACGAGGATGTCCGTTTCGTCATCACCGGTCGTGCCTTTTTCCGGACGCCAGGTGAATACCTCACTCATGCCGCGTTCCTCCGGTTGCTTGGGTCAAGGAGGCCGTTCTGCCCCTTCTCTTGTTGGATAACAGCCCTGGCCACCTTGGGCATCTCTGACCGCACGGTGGCCAACACTGCCTGGCCCATCTGCTCGTAGCCAGCCGTCGCGTTGGCCGACCCGCTCGTTCCATCCCCATTCACTGTGATGTGAATTTGGGGTGGCGCGCTGGACATAGATGGCATCACCCCTCCGGCCTGGGCCGACGGCGCTGATGGAATCGCAGAAACGTTGCCATTGCGCAACGCCTCAACAGCGGCCACGCCGCCATAGCGCTGGATATCCTTCTGGCTCCAGACCACCTCGCCCTTGTGCACGGTGCCGGCGACTTCGTTGACGCCACCAGGACCTGTGTAGCCGCCACCAGAGAACCCAATCCCAGCGATAGCTGCCACGTTGGCAGCAGCGGCAACACCCGCAGAGACGGCCAAGGCCATGCCCAGCGGGTAAGGTTGAACTGCCAGAGCGTTCTGGACTGCCACGTACCCCTGGATAGTTGCCTGCGCGATTGCCGCCGCCTTGCCTACAGCCGCCAGCTTCTTGTTTCCGGACTGGCTGAGCGCGGTCATGTTGCCGAAGAAATCGGCGCTCGAAGTCAGTACTGCTGAGTTCTTTGCGCGCTCAATCTTCGCCTGGTTGTCCCGGCCCTGCTGGTTGATGTTGTTGACGCGCTCGGCATAGGTCTCCTCGTTGATAGCCTTGAGGTCGAGATAGGCCTTCTGCTTTTCCAGCTCCATCGTGCGCCAGGCGTCAACCTTCGCTGACTCTTCGTTGAGTCGCTGGATTTCGCTGTAGGCGCCGCCCACCGATGCGTCAATGCCAGTCACCTGAGGCGCCTGCGAAACACCCTCAATGGTCCCGGGCTTCTGCGATGCCTTGAGATTTACGTCACGAATCTTGATCAGCGTTTCGAGCCGCTTCATCGCCTCGGTGTTGCCCTGGCGCTCGTACTCAGCCATTTGGGCTGCGTCATCCAGCGAAGACTTGAGGCTGTTTGCCTCCCGCAGCTGGCCAGTGAGGGTCAGCAGTTGCACCTGATCCTTCTGTGCCTGCTGAATGTCTCGGCTGATCTGGGCTTCACGCTCAAGTGCCACGTTCTTCTTGAGCTGGGCGGTGATCAGGTCCTGGCTAGCCAGCAGCGACTTCTGGTCCGCGGTGAGCGTCTTCTTGCCTTTGATGTCGGCGAGCTGCTGCTCCCACTTAATCAGGGCCTGGGCCTGGGTGCCAACCTTCTCGGTGGCGATACCTTGGGCGTTGAGGGAAGCGTTCTGCTGGAGCAGGACGGCCTGGGTCTGGCGGGCGGCGTCCAGCGCTTTCATGCCGGCGTCTTCGCGGTAGGCCTTTTCCTTTTTAGGCGCCGACTCTTTGTAGATCGGATTTTCGCGGATGGCTTTTAGGGAATCGGCGGCCTCTTGTTGAGAGATTACATATCCTGCTGCTCTTGCCTTGTTGATGCGCTTTTCTTCATCCTCGAGCGCCTTATTCATCTTCTGAATTTTCGAGAAGTTTTGCTCTCGGTTTTTCTGATGTTCTTCGTACGCAACCTGTCCGTCACGCTGGACTTGGGCAACCTTTTGTTCCGCTGCTGCTTGATCATTCTTCGCCGTTATCTGACTCTGAATGGCTGAAATTTGCTTTTGCAGCTCTTCGGCAGTTTCCCCGCCTCTGGATGCTCTTGAAGATCGGCCTGCTGCTGTCAGTTTGTTTACGTTTTCAAGACGCTCCCGCAGCAACGACAGCTTGCCTTCCAAAGTACTTTCACGACCGATGCCGAGCATCGCGTCCCAGCCTTTTTTAGCGGCGCCAGCAACGGTATTCCACGCTGTTTCGACATATCCCAGGCTTTCCTTGATCTTGCCTGCACGCTCAGACAAAGCCTTAGCCAAAGCCTCCTGAGCAATTGCGGCAGCTGCCTCCTTATCACCCATTTCCTGTGCAGCCCTGACCTGCTCATATACAGAGGCGGTTAGGAAGTTGTACTTCTCGTTAAGTGAGGCGAGCGCTTTCACTGGATCATCGGCCAGCTTTACAAACTCGGCGACAGTCGTTGATACGGCTTGACCGGTAGCCTTTTCGAAGGATACTGCGGCGGAAGCTATAGCCTCGAAGCTCGCGCTCGCAATCCTACCGGTTCCCGCAAGCTGAGCGAGAGCCGCAGCTGCCGTTCCGGTAGTGCCGGTTGTGTCGCCGATCCGCTTAGCCATTTCGGCCAAAGCACCCGTAGTTGACCCAGCAGCGTTCCCAGTGATGACCAGAGAATTCCTGAAAGCATCTTGCTCTTTGGAGCCTTGGTAGTACGCAAGGCCGAGTGTAGCCGCGGCAGCAGCCGCTACGGTAAACGGGTTTACAAGCCCAAGAACATATCCACCAAGAGCCTTGGCCGCCGGCCCTACCCCGCCAAACATATCCTTGAGCTGTCCGCCCTGCTGCAGGAACACGGTGAGTGGTGCCTGGCCGCCCTGTAGAGATACGGCAATGTCGGTAAACTGGGCTGGAACCCCCCTCAAAGCTGCCGCTGTTTGCTTGGCAGTGTTTCCTGTCCGGGTCAAGGATTCGCTGAACCTGTTCAAATCGTTGCGCGTAGCGGCGATTTTCTGCTGATACTCGGTGTAAGTATCAAGTTCGATAGTTCCAGCTTTCCGGTGCCGGGCGAGCTCCTGCTCTTGCCGGTCAAGCTCTCCAAGCTTTTTGCTGAGCGGATCAATTCGACCAAGAAGTTGCTCAATCTCCTCGCGCTGACTGGAAAATGATTTACCTGCCGCCTCAGCACTTTTACCTGCGCCGTCCATGCCGTTTCCAGCCTTGTCCATTGCCGGCTTAACTCTCAACCCGGCGCCCTCAAGTGCTTCCAGTGCCTTGCGGGTATCGGCCGCTTTTTGTTCGGCATCCCGGCTATCGATCTCCAGAACAAGACGGGATGTCTGAGTCATAACTTTTCTCCGGGCATAAAAAAACCCGCTCAAGGCGGGTCATGAAAATATTGTCTGGCTAAATGGAATCCATCTCAGCCTTAAGCAGATTCATTTTTGACTCGAATGTATATCTTTCAAAGCTATCTACCCCTGCTGGGCGCGGCGTGCGAAGCCACTCCATATAGCCCAGCCAAGATGCATAAGCGTCTTTTATTGCTACGGCCAGGGCCGGCCGCGCTTCAATTTCCTGTTTCAGAAGAGGCTTTAGCTTCGGCGCCTCGGCATCTATGCAGCTTGACGACACCCGAAATGATGCCTCCACCATTGCCCTATATTTAGCGCTAGCCTCACCATGCTTTTTAAGAGAGTTGTTCGCCTCGTCTAGCGCCTGAGAACCTTTGAAGCTGCAATAAGCTGCCGACCCCTCAAGCATTTGTAAAAAAGTCGGGGCGGCGATTACGCATGGCGAGAAAATAAAGCATGCGACCGCAGTAGTTAAAAGCCTCATCAGACATCTCCCTGTAGATAGCGGCAATCTACCACCATCCAGAGCAAGCGCCAAAGTCACTCGTCATCTCCCGCCAAGCACACCCCGTCGAGCGCAAACATCACAGCGTCCACCTCGTCCCGCGTCATTGGCGAAGGGTGCGAATCCAGCCAGTCAGATATCTCCCTGGCCGATAGAGGGAGCGGGAAAGCACCCGCCATCGTGGCCAGGAACCGCCGACCTCGCGTGATGCTGCGGAAGGTACTCAGCAGATAGGCGGTTATAGGGTCGTTCGGCGGTTCATCGGGAAGTTCAAAGCCCAGCCGCTGGTAGATCAGGCTTCGCTTTTCGGCTTGGCCGACTGCCCACTCTTTTTCCCACTCGAAGCGGGCGACGGCTTTCCCACCGTTTCTTTCAGCTCTTCAGCGCTTTCAGTTGCAACGCTCGATCCGCCGCGAAGCACGAACAGGAAGAACTCCAGGTTGTTTTCAAGCAGTTCTGCCGCCACAGACGGGGCGTACTTCAGTGGGTTGCCGTCGGCATCCAGAACGCCCGACCAATCCTTCACGATGAAGTGAGCCAGCAGCATGGCGTGGTTCTGGTGCTCGGTAAGCTCACCGGCGACTACGCCCACCTGGCCTTCGTCGAAGCGAGCGTCATTGCGTGCGATGCGGCGGCGCATGCGCTCCAGGCCAACCTGGTACTCGGCATTGTCGATGCCGGCCAGCAGCACCTTCGTGTCCTTGTCGAATTCTACCCAGCGCGCGCCCGAGGGTGCCGGGTCTTTCTTGGTCAGTTGCAAAGCCATGATAAATCCTCAACGCCACGCCAATAAAAGGACCGCCCCGGCCGGCGTTCAAGCCGAGGCAGTCAAAGGGGTTTACGGTGTAGGGTCAGCCGCTTCGCGGGTGATGGTCGGGCTGAGCTTGGCGACGGTGTAGTTGAGCGTGACCTCGATCAGGTCGCGCTTCCCACCGTTCGGCAGCTCGCCGTCCACTTCCACGGCCGGGAAGTTGAAGGTGTACTTGTTGCCCAGAGCGTCGGTGATGGGAAACACCACAGCAATGGGGGTACGGGTGAAGGTGTTCTTCCACAGCTGCCATGCGCGCTTGGACCAGGCCAGGGTGATGCTGCCGGTGATGGCGGCCTCGGTCGCGATGTGAGCGCCAGGGCCCAGGCTTTCGGAGCCAAGGCACCGCTGTGTTTGCAGGCTATTATCCAGGGCGATGGTCATGGCCGATACGCAGGCCACCCCTTCCAGGGACTGGCCGTTGACCAGGATCGTGCCGACATTATTGTTCGACAGGAACGGTGTAGTGGTAGGCGCATTGGGCGACACAACAATCGGCACTTCGCCGTCGGTGTAGTCGAGGCAGGCCATGTTGAAGGTGGCAGTGACCTTGCCTTCCGACGGGATGTCCAGAGCGAACGTGGATACGTGGGCGCCCTTGAACAGGCCGTAGACGCCGACATCGTTGTAGCCCTTCGCGATGCTGAAGGTATTGCGGGTATCGCCCACACGCAGCACGTCAGCAGTCCACTGGCCATAGAATGCGGCTTCCAGCAGCTGATCGAACGAGCCGAACGAGAACTCTGCCGTCAGGTCGCCGCCGATATCGATGCTGGTGGCCACCGAGCCTTGGCTTAGGCGGGTGTCGGTGATTTCGTCACTGACTTCGGTGTTGACGGTTGGGGTCAATGCGTTGCCGGTCAGGCGCAGCGTGTCCCAGGTGCCGGTGGGGGTAACGCCTGGCGTCACCTCCTTGATGATGTGCGAAACGACTTTTGCGCCGGAACTCATGGGTGAGTCTCCTATCTGCGGGCATAAAAAAACCCGCTCAGGGCGGGGTTAGTGGGACTGGTAAATCTTCAGCGTGCGGTGATAATTCATTCTCACCATCAAGAGTTGCTGCCATGGAATGGACTTATGTACTTCACACAATCACAAGCCACCTTCCAGGCGCGGAGGTCATAGCAGCCTTCGCCGGCGCAGGCTCAGCCGTTGCAGCGATCTGGACCATCAAGAAGTCAGATAGAACTCGTGAAAATGAGCGGCTACTTGCATATTCAGTTCTAACCCTCGAGCGTGCATATTCAGCTTTGGTTGGTCAAAGCCCCCAAGGATCTCTCCCCCCGGCTGACAGGTTGGGCTGGCTATCCGCTGCGAGGCTAATTGAAGAGTACAAGTCTGCTAAAGCTCGCATGAAAGACCCCCTAATTTTGCAGGAATGCAACAGCCATGAAGAGCACTGGCGCAACCAGTTCCGAGCTCGCCTAGAACTGATCCCCTACGATCCGGCTCGCTATTTCACATCCGGAGGGTTTGGACATGAAGTCCAAAAAACTTCGGCTGTAATCATTCACAGTTTTGCCACTTGGCCCGACGGAAAAATCGACGAACTTGATAAATATTTGAATACAGACGATGCAATAAACAAGCTCGGCATATCAAATCTATGGATAGGTCTGCGGCGGTATTGTGATCGCCTTTAGCCCGCCCTAAACCGGATATTCACGTTGACCTGATAGAAGCCTTCAAACTCGCCTGCGATGATCTGGCTGGCTTCCATGCATTCAATGTCGCCAGACATCCAATAGGCGAAGTGCGCCTCGAGTGCATCGGCTAGTTCGGTCACGACCTTGGTGCCAGTGCGCTCCCGGGCAAAGCACTGAATGCTGATCTGCCCGGGCTTGCGGGTGTATGGACGGTCTGCCATGCCAGCCATGAAGGCCGAGGCATACTGAATATTCAGGCGGCACCATAGCCCGCTATCCGGCGGCGTGAACACGGTCGGCTGGTTCGGATAGTCGATGCGTGATTGCTCAATGCCGGTGAACGCCACCATGCGCCCGGTGATGAGCGCCCTGATCTGCTCGTAGGTCATTTGTAGGCCTCAGATACGCCGATAAAGGCCAGGTCGTAAACGCCGCCGGGGGCCTGGGTGGAATGCCCCAGCTCCAGCATCTCGCCGTAGGGGCTGTTCGTTTGAATGTAGATGACGGGGAACTGGCCAGAGGCCCTGATGAGCATCGCGCCTTTACTGATGGTATCGCTACCGGAAGGGTCCACGTTCTCGACGACCGTCAGATCTGGCGCTCCGATGGAAACCATGTGGCTTCCCCGGAACGTGCCGCCGATGTAGCCTTTGCCAGCAGCCTTGGCGTCTACGTAGAAGTTTTCCTTGCGTTCGCGCTGGGTAAGCTTCTTGAACTTCTTGCGGCCTGTGTTGCTGGCGTTGCGCGCATCGACATTTGCGTCATAGGCGTCTGCCAGTGCGGTGTTCTTAGACCGTAGGGCCTTGTTCGCCTCCCACAGGTCAGGATTACCGACAGGCGAGCGGTTCACCACCTCGGTGAGCATTGCTACGCCAATGGCGCGGGCCATCTGAGTGATGTCCTCGCCTGCTTGGTCGGCGAAGTCCGTGAGGCTATGGCTCCACCCTGGCTTGTTCGCCATCAGACCTTCCTCAGTTGGATCTCGTAATGGGCGCCGACCGGATCGGTTTGCACGTTGACCACGTCGAACCCGTTGATCTTGTGACCGATGTCTGGCGTACCGCCGAGCGTTTCGTTGGTCAGCGCGATCAGAAGCTGGTCAGTGGCGCGGATGTTCACGCCATCAACCTGAGCCATCTTGAATGCGTCGAATACGCCACGGCCGCTGTAGGCAATCACAACGGGCTGCCCTGCGGCCTCGGTGACCGGGTCCCACGTGCCTGGCAGCGTCACGCCGCCAGCGAATGGCTGCACGGCGTCGGCTAGGTCAGTGTCGAAGGCCTCAGCCAGGTCGGTCTGGATGTCTTCGCGTAGGCCCATGGGTCACCTGTAAACGTTGAAGCTGAAGGCGCTGGAGCGCCAGGGACCGAGCAGGCCCAAGGCGAACTGCACGCCATCGGGCAGTGAGCTGTACTTGGTGGTGTCGATAGACGCGAAGGTCTTGCTGGTGGTGACCGAGCCAGCCTTGACCGTCTTGGCTTCGAGCGATCCCTCGGTCTGCTGCTGGTAAAGCTTGCCCTGGGCTGCGACTGACGCCAGTTCGGCGCCAGCCTGTTTAACCTCGTCGGGGATGGCGTTCATATCGACGCCAACGAGGCTCAGGGAGGTCAGATAGGCGTTTGCCTGCAACACCGCGCGGGCTTTCTTGTCATCTGGCGCCCAGGTGGCGCCGAGGATGGCGTCAACGTCCGCCACAGTGATGTAGGTAGCCATCTGGCCTCCGCTTGAATGAGTGGGGCCGGAGCCCCGGGTGTTATTTGGCGAGCTCGTCGACCTGCTTTTGCAGCGACTCTTTCGAGGCGTTGGCGCGGTAGGTGACATTCGCTGCGTCCAGCTTGGCCTTCAGGTCAGCGATTTCTTTTGCATCGGCTTCTGCCTGGCCGGCTTTCTCGGCCCGGGCCAGAAGATCGTCGATCTGCTCTTGCAGGGCCTTCACCTTCTCGACCTCGCCGTCACGCTCGTTGCGAATACTCTGCACGCCAGCATTGACCGCCTCGAACACCTGGAATAGGCGATCAGCGACAGCACCAAGCTCGCCTTCGGGGCGCACCAGCGCCTGATCAGCGAATGACTCGACGATCAGGCCGACGGATTCGAGTTCGGCACGGAAGGCGTCTATATTGACGCTGGAGTTGGCACCATCGATCAGCAGCACCTTCGGCACCTCCTCGATCGTCACGTCAGGCACATCGTCGGCAGCATCTTCGCGGCTTTCGGTAACGCTTGCGTCGACGATGCGCAGGCCATTCGCCTTGGCCAGTGCCTTCACGTCTTCCTGGTACTGATGGAATGGACCAGACAGATACCAGATGTTCTTGTTGCTCATGATCGTGTCCTCGCCAAGCCGGGCACTGGGCCCGACTCAGCTATCAGGGTTACTTGGAGGCATCACCGATCAGAGCCACACCAGCGGTGTGCTTGATGCTGGTGGCGGTCTTGTCCCAGTTGGTACCGGTCGCAAGTTCGGCGTCGGTTGGCGACTTGCCGCCGGTGGTGGTGTCCCAGGTGTAGCCCTTCAGGCCCAGGCCGAAGGTGTAGTCGGTTTGGAGCGTGGTTTCGATACGCTCCTTGCCGTTGGTGGTCTGCACGTTGCTGATGATGTCGCGGCCGTCGTGGACCAGCGCAGCGCCTTGCACCAGGGACAGGATAATTTCCTTGTTCGGGGTGCCGGCCTGCATCAGCGCCGGTGCATCCGTCACAACGGAGATCTTGCCGAGGATGTCCACAACGCGGACGTTGCCCGCCTGGAACAGCTGCTGCTGGTTCGCCAAGTTCTGGCCGACCAGCTTGTGGTAGCTGGTGCCCTGCATCACCTGGGTTACCAGGTTCTGGCTTGCGTCACCGAACTTCGCGTGAGCGTTGTTCAGCCCTGCGTAGGTGATGCCAGCGGTAGCCGACACATCGTTGACCGCAGCGGACTGGGCAGTGATCGCAGCAACCAGGGCAGCGATCGCGGTGTTCAGCTGGTCCTTCAGCAGGATTTCAGCGAACGCACGGCTGGCGACTTCGATGCCTTGGGCGGTTGGTCGCTCCAGCCAGGTCATCTGCGACGGCTCGTAGCGGATCGGACCGAAGCCACCGGCTACTTTCACCGAAGTGTTCTTCAGCTCGGTCAGGTCGGTAGCAGCGACAGTAGCGTTTGCGCTATAGCGGTCCACGCGGCGCTGAGCTGCCGCCAGAGTTTGGAAGAACGACTCTTGGAGGAAGTCACCAGTGAAGCCGTCCGGGGACAGCACGATTGCACCGCGGCTGGCGGCGTTGAAGGCGGCGAGATACTGATCCAGCGTCTCGAGAGTCGCCGGCATGATGTATTCGTTGAAAACCTGCATTTGCGACAGGGACATGAGTTATTTCCTTACGATTGTGGGAGATCCGGGAACCGGCTCGCGATTGCGGCCGTACGTTCCTCTTTGGTGCCGCCGATTTTTCCTTTTGCGGCCCCGCCGCCACCTCCAGCACCAGCAGCCCCGCCGCCAGATGCCTTGCTACCCGCGATCAACGGCGCGAAGGCCGTGTCGTTTGCGAATTCTGCTTTCAGCTCATCCAGCGTTGCCGCCGAGAGCTTGCCCTGCTGGTCGAGGACGACCACAACAGGCTTCCCGTCGCGCTGCTCGACGCTCAGACGGCGCTCGATGTGCGGCAACAGGGCTTTGGCGCTGCCTGGGATTGCCAGGGCAGACGCGATGTCAGTAGCGGTACGGCCGACGGTCAGATCCCGGATCTGAGTGCTCAGCGTTCCACGCTCCTGTTCCAGCATGCCGTTCAGCTCAGCTTCGCGGCGGTTGTACTTTTCAGACCAGGACTTTTCGAGTTCCTCGACATTGCCGGACTTGCGAGCGGCCTCTTCACGCTCCAGCCGGGCCTGCTCTTCCGCATCCTTGCGAGCCTTCTCGGCCGCCTTCTTCTCGCCCAGAAGCTCGTCAACCTTGGCCTTAAGGCCGGTAACGTCTTCTTGTGCTGGCAAACCCTCGATGTTCAGGACGTACTTACCGCCCTTCTCGACGTACATGGATTGAACGGATTCGTCGACGCCTTCGAGGCTGTCCAGTTGGAATTTCAAGGTCATTGCTGTCTCCCAGAGACGTAGTGCAGGCCCTGCCTGCGGGCAAAAAAAAGCCCCAGCAAATGCCAGGGCTCGGGGATCCGTATAGATGTCAGTAAGGAGGGACCGAAGTAACTCCCTGCTGGTTTTTAGGCGATGTGTAAATTATGTCTGCTCCGTCGATCTGCATTCGACCGGCGTAGTCAGCTAGGCAACCTTGGATTCTCTCGTACTCAGTATCAGTTACCTTATAAACCATTCCCCCAGCGCAATTGATGTAATTGCTCTTCAGTTGATCGTCGTCCTTATTGTGAAGGTCAATCCCTTCAACTGGTGCAGGGAAATCGAGATCGGATAGGGGGATACTGAGCTTTTCATTGGGCATATTGACCTCCTAGTCTTTAACGTCCTATGACTATAACCCAGCCCGCTCGAATGCCAGCGGCTCCAAATCTTTCAACTCCCTGAGGGTCAGCGTCTTGCCGTTGTCGTCAATAAACTTATCGAGGGTCAGCTCACCTTTACTGAACAGCGCATATCGGTTCGGCCCGAGAATGTCGCGCTGAAACGCTGCAGGTTGCCGAGCCAGCCATTCCTGATAGCTGGTCTTGCTCGACACCAGCGTCACACCGTCAGGGCCGATTGAGGGCCGCGTCGAGCCTTTGATCTCGCGTGCAAACTCTTCCTTCAGCACCGGTATGAGTGTCGTGCGGCAGCCCCAGTGATACGGCGGCTTTGGCCCATCCAGCGGGATCAGCGTCTGGTCGACGCTCATGCAGAACAGAGTGGTTTTCGAGTCCAGGGTCGCCACCCTGCGCATTCCCGCGAGGATGTCGTCGTTCGCCTTCAGCGTCTCAACTCGCGCCGTACTGGCGATGTGGTTGGTCATCGTGCGAACCAGTGCGCCAGCCTGATCCTGCTGCAACTGATGAATACTGGTCAGGCGCCGGCTGATTTGCTGGCTGGTTTCGCCCAAGCTCGAACCGATCTGAATCTCGCCGATGATCTCGGCGGCCTTCTTAGTTCCGAACTGGTCGAGCGCACCGCTGATACTGATGCGCTGGATGCCTTTGCGTGCTTCGAGCAGCAGCGGATCGGCCAAGGCTGCAGCGGAGATAATCTCGGCCGATGGCACATTGAGCTGAACCACCGCGCGGACCACTTTGCCCAACATCGTCGCGTTGAACTGCGCCTCGTAGGTGGCGAACTCGCCGAGATCCAGCTGAGCGCGCCCTTTGAGGTCGTCGTATATGCCCCGCAAGTCGCCCTGGAGCGTTTCTATCTGCGAGTTGTACCGACGCGTGCCGTAGGCACTCAATCCTTCAGAGACTCGAGCCTTGGCGGCCTTGATGGCTTTACTGATGAACGAAGCCACGCGCTTCAGGTTTCCGCTGGCGTACCGCTGGACGTAAATCTGGTGGCGCGTGGCAGCGTCCTCAAGAAAGCCCTCATTACTCATCGTTTCCGCCTACTGGTGGCGCACTGGCCAGCTCTTCGTCGATCTTCTCGTCAGTGCGATCCGCTTCAAGCACGCCGCCCTGACGCAGGTTCACCCGGACATCCGACTTAGCAATGAAGCCCTGCTGCCACAGCTGTACTTGGGCGAGGATGTCTTGCGCGGTCATCGTCTCATCGAAGAACGACTGATTGAGCCAGAACACGGTTCCCTTCTCGTCCGGAGCGTCCATCATGAAGCGCTCGGCGTCGAGGATGGCTCGCTTCAGGGCCTCGGATACGTTGCCGGCGATTGTGCCCAGCACGCTGTTGTCCGAGCTGTACCGGATTCGAACAGCCTCTGCCGTCTCGGCGCCACTGCCCTTCTGGACGACACGGGCGCCGATCATCAGCATCTGCTCTTCCTTGTCCTTCATCAGGGTTCGGGCGAGCTGAGTTTCGGTGGCCTGCAGCATGACCGCAGACCCGGACTTGCCGAGGTTGTGTCCGCGCCGCGAGCCGATGTGCATGCCGTGCGGATTCAGCTTTGCGAACTCGTCAGCCTCGATGCTGGTGGTAATGAACAGCGTCGGCTGGCTGCTAATGAAACCGCTCTCCTCCACCGTGGCGCTGTTGCCGTAGTGCAGGATGTTGACGTCGGCCAGGTCTTCCAGCGGAGACTTGTCGATGCTGGCGTCGTTGTTCTGGGAGCCGTAGAAACTGAACGGGATGTGATCGAAAGGCTGGCCGGCCTTATCGGTAGGCTGCGCCTCCTCGAAGCTTTCCTCGCCTTCCTTGTAGACGCGCTGAATGTATCGCCCATCGACCAGCAGTAGGACCCGGTTCTGCGTGTACGTCTCGCGGGACAGATCGGCGGCATTGAACTCGGACACGCACTCCTGCAGGTTCACGTACACCAGACGCTTCACGCCATCTATCACCTGCTCATCCCAGTCGATGATCGACAGGGCGTCGTAGTGGTGGATCAAGGCCCGCTTGGTGGCGAGATCCGCCATCGAACTGACACCGCTTTCAGTGGCCACGGTCGGGAAGTCGACCAGAAAGCCGCCTCGCCCGCTGTCCAGGCACTCGCCCACCGACTCCTTCGATAGCTGCTCAAGGCTGGTACCGTCGCCGCTGGCGTTCTCTTTCAGGTATTCAACCGCAGTCGGCAGCGACAATTCAGCAGTCTTCCGGAACACCGCTCCCATCAGCCCCGTGCGCGTGCGCCCGGTAATGTTGAGGAACATCGCCCGCTTGTTGTACTGCTTGTACCGGGCCTGATTCTCAGGTGATTTGTTCTCCGGGTCGGGCATCGGCAGGTATTCGTCGTGCTTGCGAACCTCGCGGGCACCAGCAACGCAACGCTTCACCAGCTGCCAGCCAGCCAGGGCTTGTGCGTACTCTGCCCGTGGAATGAAATTTGGCATTGATGGCCTCAGAAAGTGAAGGTGACGGGGACGTGGGTCATCGGCTTGATGATCGGGTAGTCATGGTGGATGAAGTACCCGCCAGCGTCGTTCGCGTGGTCCACGCCTGATTTCTTGTCAGGCTCGCCATTGGGCGCCCACACCTGCTGCTCAAGGCCGTCCGCATATGTCGGGCAACGCAGGGGGTTGATTAGATATCGACGCTCGCCTAGAGCGTTGCAGAACATCGCGTTCATGGCGTTGATGCGGTCTTTCACCGGCGGGTTTGCATCCGGCGCGATGACGCTGAATCCCGCTTGGCGCAATATGGCGATGTCTGTCTCGCTCGCGTTTACGGATTTGCGTGATCCGCCCGAGGCGTCCGGATAAATACGGATCTCGCAGGTTTTCTCGTAGTCCTTGCCGTTGAAGCGCCAGTAGCGCTCCTTGATACGGCGGATCATGTCCGGTGTGTCGAAGCCGTCAATCAGCTCATCCACGGCCCGCGGTTTGTCGTCCGCACGCTTGACGTGCGTGATAGCCGCCATCTTGCCAACGTTGAAGTCCATGCCGATGAATAGTGGCTCGCCCGGCTCAACAGCGTCGAAGCAACCATTCAGCTTTCGGTCATACGCGTGGTAGATCGAACCGGCATTCAGGTTGACGAACTGCCCGTTGAGGTAGGCAAGGATCAACTGAGGCGGGTAGGACTCCATCAGCGACGGGATGTAATCAGGCGGTAGGTTCAGCTCGTTATCGAACGTGCTGGCCTGCACAAGGCCATACATCCCCTGCATGCCTGGCTTCTCGCGGAGCTGCTTCACGAACTGCTGGAAGACGAACTTGAACCCCTCAGGGGTCGTGGTCACGTCCACTCCGTTCTTCAGCCCGGGCGCGTTGTAACGCATCCGCGCAATGATTTTGCGCCAAGCGTGTTCAGCCTTGAGTGCTGGCAGGACATCCAGCTCATCCACCAGCGCGTGACCAATCTTGAAGCCGACGATGGTCTGCGGCTTCTCCATTGATCGGCAGATGGTGGTGCTGCGGTACTGACCGCCACTGTAGAACTCGACCTCTTTATCGCTTTCCTTCGTCTTGACCTTCAGCCCCCAGTCAAAGGCCACCTCTTCAATCGTCGGAAAGAAGATGTCGCGGATCTGCGGGTAAGTCGGGGCAAAGTACCCAGAGTTGATTCGAGGCCATTCCCATACGTGCTTACAGATGCCCGCGCAGCCGACCCAAGTCTTACCTGAGCCAAACCCAGCGACAAAGCCTCGGAATTTGTTCTCCATCTGGAGGAACTTGGCCTGGGGGACGTTAAGCGTCGGCATCAGGCTTCCTCGCGTCCACCACGTCTACCTGCACCCGAGTAGGCGCAAGATTGTCGTGTGGGTTTTCATTCTTGGTCTGTCGGTTGACGTAAACGTCGCCCACCTCTTTGGCTGCCTGCTCTAGTAGCTGGGCAGTCAGCGCCATGTTCTTCATGTTTTCGGCCTTTTCAGCCATGCGTCCAAGCGCTCGCAGCCGATAGGCACGGTTGGCGATCGGGATCTCAGCGGTTTGTTCGCGAAACCGAGCGCGGGTGTCTTCGAAAAGGGTTCTCCACTTCAGGTGAAGGTTCCGACCGACGTACTTGGTTGGGTCGTACGCCTCACACTGCTGGCGGGTAACGTCGAGGCCATATTCCACTTTGACAGCCGTCACCACCTGGGATGGCGTGTCAAAGCAGGCTAGAGCCTGTACTACAAAGGCTTTCACCTCGTCTCTGAGTGCGGCCATAGATGGACATCCGTCAAAGTACTGTCAAAGTCAGGCCGACTTGAGCAGACAGGTTCCGCAGGCCCTCGCAATGTTCAATTTCCCCACCTCGGCAGGACTGTTTGCAGCATCCACCAACGCTTGAACGTCAGCGCTCGCACCGTAGCGGCGGACAACACCGACGAACTCTTCGACGTCATGACCCTGCAGCTTGATCTTTGGTGCACCGTCTTGGGTGAATGTCGGTTGACCGTATTTGTCGGTCGCGTGAGCCAGGTGATACAGCTCGTGCTCCAGAAGCGCGCAGAACTCAAGGTCGCTGCACTGGGCGCAGTAGTCAGCAGCCAGGGTGATGATGAAGGCCGGTACATCGCCGAACCAATCATGCATCTGTTGCTCCATTCGAGCTTTCTGCCAACCGCCAGCGCGGAACGCTACCTGTTCGGCCTGGCCAAGGACTGTACGGCCCTGCTTCTCGAAGCTCGACGACGCCCACATGATTCGGATGTCTGCATCCAGTAAGTGGGCATGGTCTTCGTTGTGGATGCTGCCAGTGCTGGCAAGGATCTCGGCTTGGAGCCATTCCCACACTTCGGGCGCAGGGACCAGACTGATACCGAAGTCGGATAGCTCCGACAATTCAAGTAATGATTTTGGTGGGAGCGGCCTATGCACTTGATGCCCTCCTGCTTGAAATGCTGGCGCGTTGCCGGTATTGGTAAGCTTCCATCATCTGCATAAGGAGCAATGCGCGTGACGAAATACCACATAGTGGAATCCAGCCCTGATTGGTACAAGGGCGTGACCGGCTTGGTCTATACGATTCATGAAGGTGAAAACCGGGTGCGCGGCATCCCTCATTACGACGTCAAAGGAACTGCTAGCGCAGTGTGTGACGCACTAAACAATGGGGATCAGCTTATTGCCGAGTTGCGATACAGACATAACTACGTTCCGAAAACCGCTCAAATCTTGACTACATTTGCACCAGCAGAAGAGGTTCTGTTCTACCACGTTCAGGATCAGCTTCATGCAACCATCTCAATGTCAAACGACCCCGCAGCCCATAGAGCTCAAGCGCTCAGAGAGGCCGGCTACGACGAGCCGGTTGTGTCATGGATGCCAGCAAAGGACAGATAGGGCCAGATCCTTTTGCCGTGCCGCACTCACCTGCGGCACACCTAAATTTACACAGTTTTCAGTAGCCCGAAGCGGCTTACGCTCCCCACTGCTGGTTATAGGCCGCGACGTGCTCAGGAAAGACATCACCGTATGGTGGATATTCGATTCCTAGAACGCTCAACTCTATTGCGTCTTTCCCGCAATCAAACGAGTAGTCCGCAATGCACACACCGGCAGCACGAATCGCCTCTCCGCCCACAATACCCACTGTAAAATTAAAATGTCTCTGATCACGCTGAGCAAAGGCTCTGACTTGCTCCTGGATAATGGAATATCCAGGAGCAGGAACAAATACGCCGAACGCAACCCCCATGGGCGGATCGCCGAGCTCTAAATCGGACCAACCGATATGCTGCCCATTACTGAAAGCTTCGAATCGCGGCATGGCAATGACCTAAAGAGCAAATAAGAATTACCCGAAGGATAACTCATCAGCCCAGTAGCGAGCATTCACCCTCTGCGAGCGGCTTTTCGTCAACATTACTTCCGTTGTCGCGCCACGATTTGGCGCATTCGAAAACGTGGCGCGGATTACTTGCTCTGGCTGCGGACGATCTGGGCGTCCACCTGGTCAGCGCAGGTGTCGAGCAGGTTGATGGCCTGGTTCTTCAGCTCCCAAAGCTGTCCGTTGTCGGCGAGATCTTCATCAGCTACTCGCTCACACGGGACCAGCTCAAGGGGCTCGACTCTTACTGCCGCTGTCTTTGTTACCAGTGGCGGCTTTCCCGCGCAGGCCGTCAGGCAGAGGCTGAGCAGCCCAATCACGAACAGGCTTGCTGTTGCGTTTGAGTTCTTCAAAGTTCTTCTCCGCCTTTCTGGCTTTTGCCTGGCTGGCCTGTAACCGCTTGTTCAGGTCTTTCTGGTAATCGGCGTTGCGCTGGGCTTCGGCGCGTAGAGTGGTGATCGTGGCCTGGCTTTCGAGGTTGGCGTCGACCGCCTTCTTCTTCTCGCTGGCTTCGAATGCCACCTCCCCGCGAAGGGCGACGACGCGCGACTGCTGGATCCCAATGAGGAGCAGGCCGACCAGGGCGATAATGATTGCTGCAGCGAAGGCCTTCATGCGGCATCCGCCTTGCGGCCCAGGAAACGGGTCACCAATTCACGTATTGCGGTTACGCCGAGGAACCCAATAGTCCCTCCAGCAGCAACAGACAGGCTTGGCGGCCAGGTCATCCACTCGATCACGCTGGACGCAACAAGGCTCAGCGAACCGCAGATCAGCGCCTCGAACACAATACGGCGCTTACTGGTTTCCTTCGCGTCGTACATGACTCGAAGCAACGATACGGTGATGGACATGATCACGCCCTGCCAGAGCGGATTGCTCAACGCCAGCCAGATCTTGGCCCAGGTGTCTGGCTTGTCAGGCATGGTAGTAATCCGGGTTGCTCCCATTGGGGAGTTGAGAATAAAAGGGCCTCATTAGGGCGAGGCCAAGCGCGAGAGCACTTCAACAAATAATATACATAAGTGTTTACACAACACATTTATGTTTATATGATTAACCCATCAACACACAACGGAGGGTTGATGAAATACAGCGAGTTCAGGAGATGGTTGGAGGCCCAAGGGGTCGAGTTTTCGAAGTCAGCCAAAGGCAGCCACTTCAAGATTCGCTACAAGGACCGCCAAACGATCTTCCCAAGCCACGGATCAAAAGAGATTGGTGAAGGGCTTAGGAAGGAAATCATCAAACAACTGGGCCTCAAGTGAGGCCCCAACCACTTGAACGAGCGAAACATCAGCCCCAAGAGAGGACCTATGTACGTATATAAAATCGTTGCCCACGAAGAAAATGGACATTACTGGTCGTCGTGCCCGGATGTTCCGCAAGCACATAGCGTCGGGGATACCCTGGAGGAGCTACTTGAAAATGCAGTTGAGGGGATCACCTTGGCGCTGTCGATCTATGTGGAACGGCGCCAACCATTGCCCGAGCAAACCGACCGAGGCGATCACCCCGTGCGACTCCCAGTCATCACCATTACCAAAGCATTGCTTTGGGACATGATGCTTCGCCGCAAAATGACCCGAGGCGACCTTGCAGAAAAACTTGGCATATCGCCAACCGCTGCTGGACGCCTGGTTGATTTTGAGCACACGTCGAAGCTGGAAAGCCTGGAAAACGCCCTCACTCTTTTCGGTCTTCGGCTGGAGGTGAATGCCGTCGAGGCGTACGCGATCGGCGCGCCAACCATCACTTACATGGGCGTTGAGCCATAACGAAAAAACCCGGCATGATGGCCGGGTTCTTTTTAGTCAGTCCTACACACGCAGGAATGACAGGATGGGTGAATAATGCGACATGGCGACATGACATTGCAAGCCCTTTTGAGGGACTATTTTCATGCAGCCTCCACAGATAGCACTTCTGCAGCCTCAAGCAGGTGCTGCGCCTCGGTCAGAGCCTCATCCACCAGACCTTCCATGGCGTCCTTGATAGACTTGTTCCAGCGCTGATAGGTGCGCTCTGTGAGCCCCTGGTTGTCCCAGGTCGCCATGTCGTAGTTAGAGTCGGCCAGCACGATCATGTCGCTTGAGCAGCATTCTGCGCGGGCCTCTGACGCCTGATTGGCTCGCTCCACTGCGGCGCGCGCTGCGTCGTTGCGCCAATCCCACTTGCCCGGCTCGCGCTCATCGATGCGCGGCTTAGGCGCGGCAACCTTCACGACCTCCCGGCGCACGCCTTTGATCTGCGGCACCGCCCAGGCCTGGACTGCCTTCTGCGTGAACAACATAGGCGCCGGGCTGCGGAACGCCGCAACCAGCCGACCGATCGACTCGACCTTGCGGCCCTTGTGCGTACTGTACTTGGCGGTTAGCGCATTCCAGTGCCGTGGTGAGAGCTGGGCGTGCAGGACCTTGTGCACCATGCAGTCGATCAGTAGGGCTGCATCCTTGCCGGTGATCTCCCCCTTCAGCTTGCTGGTCTGAACCTTCGGTTCGAAGTCGCAGCCGCCGGCGCTGTTGATGGTCTCAGAGGCCAGGGCCCGGACTACTGCGGATATCACGTTGCGATAGATCATGCTGCAGCCCTCTTGAGTTCTTTGGTCTTTGCCCGGTACTTGGCTTTGATGGCCTTGATCTCTTCCACGGTGTACTTGCATGGCGCGTGCAGACCTTCCAGCCAGGCCACCTTCTCGGCGCCGATGCGCTGCACCAGGCGGATGCGGTACTCCACGGCATTGCCGGATAGGTTGCGGTTGCACTTCACACATTGACGGTGGATGTTCAGCGGCTCGAAGCGCAGCTCCGGGCATGCGCCGACGGAACGGTAATGCCCAGCGTCCCAGCGGCTGCCGGTAATGAGGTCGCTGTCGTTCGGTGTGGAGTCGCAGCTGATGCACGGCAGATGCGCGTCGCGCAGGCGCACGTACTCGTTCACCGCGGCCTGGGTTTCGCGCAGGTGATCGGCCCTACTCTTCAGCTTCTCCTTGCGGACCTTGATCTCGGCGCGCTCGATGTCGGCCAAGGCCTTGCGCGCCTTCGGCTCATGCCGTGGAGCGTCGATCATTGCGCAGGCCGGGCTGCATACCGCCTGCCCCATGCGCGAAGGGACGAATGAGGCCCTACACGTAGCAACACGGCATTTCTTCGGCTTGGCCGGCTTTCGTTCGATGGTCATACAGCCTCCTTGGCGGGGAACACCGTCCAGTTGCCGAGCCCATTCCACACACCAGCACCGCCCATGTGGTTGATCGAGCCCGGACGAGCGCAAAGCGAAACAGTGAAAAACCCGAACCAGACCTGTGGCGCGTACACCCACGATGGGAATTTTCGGCCCTTAAACCCGTGGACTTTCCCGCATGCCCAGCAGAACCGAGTGAACGATGCGGCGGCGACCGCGGTGCAGATTAGATGGCCACACACTTTGGCCAAGTTCCAAACCAGCCATCCGTTGAATACAAGGCCGCTTCCAACGACCCACCAAACAAACCAGTTTATTTCGCTCATGCGGCCTCCTTGAATGCTTCGAACTCGGCCATCTCGGTCAGGCGCTCTTCGGTGAGAGTCGGCCAGTCATGCAACACCAGGTACGCGCAGCACTGACGCCAGAAGTCTTGGAATATCTCCTCCCCCATCGAGTCATACGAAAGGCTGCGGGGTGTCTTGCGGGTGAGCTGGCCCAGGCCGGGGATGTCGAACAGCTCCTCATCGCAGTAAACGCCCGACTCCAGTTGCAGGGCCTTGATGGCGTCGTGGGACTGCTTGCCAGAGAACCGGTCGATGTTCTGGCTCAGTACCCGGCCCAGGCCGTGGACCAAACCATTGAACCGTGGGTTGCGTGGCTGCTTGAGGTCGGCGCGGATCTTCGCGTTCATCTTGAATTCACGCTCACGCAGGATCGATCGGTCAGCATCGGAAGACGGCACGAACGCGGCTACCTCCTTGCCGGTGGCAGGATCGACCAGGCGGCGCAGCACCAGGTACACAGGCATTGGGCGTGGCTTGGCTGGCTTGGTCATGGCTGCACCTTCTTGCAGTACCGGTGATAGGCCCAAACTGCGAGATAGATCGGCCAAACCATCGACGCGACCCAAAGAACGGCAACCGTGAAGGGCTTCAGATCCTCACGCTGCGTCAATCCGATGTTCAGCCCGCATATTCCGCAGGCCAGCATGAAATAAAGCTCGGTCATGATTGCTCTCCCTGGCCCAGTGCGGCGTCGAGGGGGTGCGAAACTCGCAATGGCTCCACAGGCGTGAGGCGCTGGTTTTCCATCGAGAGAGCTATTGCGGCTGCTCGCGTCTTCGGGCATGGCAGGCCGCCGTGATCCGTGTACACGCCGCAAATCACGCAACCGGTGAACCCAATTGCCGGCTCATGAAAAGGCTTAAACGGGTGACGGGCATCGCACTCTTTGCGCAGCACCTCGATCTCCGCCTTGAGCTTGGTATTAACGCGGTCAAAGGCAGCACAGGCGGTCTTTAGGTCCTGGTTCTCGGCCAGGAGCTCCAGCGCCACCTCCTCCACGGTCTTCTCACCGAGGAACTCACCGAGCGCTTCCGTTTTCTGCTTCCACTCAGCGCAGTCAGCCTTCCAAGAAGCGACTTCGCTCCACAGCAGCTTCTGAAGTTTCTGCTTGTCGATAGTCATGTCCGCTTCTCCGCTGCTTCTGCGATCAATGCCATGCGCTCCAGGCGCTCGGTGGCCAGGCTGGCCAAGTTCAGGCAATCAGCCTCATCCACCACCGGCATGCACACGAAACGGATTCCGTGCTTGACCATGGTGTTCGCCATTTCAAGGGATTGGCGAAGCTGTGCTGGGTTTGCTCGTTTCATGGCCGCTGCTCCGCTGTCTTCCTGCCGAACTTGGCCAGCAGCAGTGCGCGGGCCGACTTGCCATCGGCCGGGATTCCTTGCTGGAGGATTCGCGCCTGGGTCTGTTGGTCAGCCAGTTCGTTGGCCAGCTCGAATTCGGTCTTCTGGCTGTCGTGGCCGATGCCGGTGGCGATCTTCCCGTCGAGCTGCTGCCCAGCCTGGGCGCGGCGAAGGATGATTTCGTAGCTGCGTTCGAACCGAGCGCGCAGGCCCTTGTCTTCCTGCTTGGCCCCGCGAAGGTCAAACAACCCGGTAGCCTCGGCGGCCAGTTTCACCGCTTCGTGGCTGTACGTGGTCATCAGCGCCTCGATCCAGGCGTCACCAACGGCAGGCATGCCGAAGTCTTCAGGCCCTGGCGTGCACATGGCGATGAACTCACCCACGCTCGGGGCGAACGGCTTCTTGATCTTCCTGCACTTCTGGATACCGAACTCGATCTGCTCCAGGGTGCGTATGCCCTCGTCGGCGAACTCCTTGATCCATTCGGCCTTGGCGGCGTCGAGCGCTTCGGTGGACGGCCACGCCTGGCGCCATGCCGGGAATATTCCACGCAGCCGGCGGAACAGATCGTTCACCACTTCGGCCGTCTGCGGCGTCACCTGGAGTGGCTGGCGAGGCTCCACGGCAGGTAGGTTGCCCATGGTAGCCATCAGTTGGTTGGCTGGCTTCATGGGCTCACCACAAGGCCTTCGGTCCAGGCATTGCTGTCGAAGTCAGGCTCAGTGCTTAGACGTCGCGCCGGGAACTGGCGAATATTGCTGGCCGAAGCCTCGTCGCGCTTCACCCACTTCACCAGCAGGCTCACCCATGCGGCCTGAGTTTCACAGCGACCAGATGCCGAGTAGTGACAGACAAATGCGGCAGTGGCTTCCGGGGTGAATCGTTCAACTGGGATGGCCATGCGTAGGGCGTACGCTTTCAGCAGCTTCTGATCTGGTACCCACTCAAGGCACATCTCGGTTGGCAGCTTTGGGTCAACGGAATTTTCCTGCTCCGCGCCTAGAGTGTTGTGTTGATCTTCTCCTATTCCCTTCCCTTCCCTTCCGGGGTCGAATGGTTGGCGACTGGTCGACGACTCCTCGGCGAACTGTCGACGACCGCTCGCCGACTGGTCGTCGAATTCAGACGGTGGAGATGGATATTTGAAGTTCTTTTTCTCGATTTTCTGGTGCTTCCAGCCACGGACGTGCAGGTAGTTCTTGCCGTCTGCCCAGTAGCTCATGGTCAGGTTGGCGCCTTCCAATTCACCCAGCAGGCCACTAACCTCCTCGACGGTAATGTCGTCGCCAGGGAACACCAGGGCCTTAATGGTCCTGGCTGACAGCGGGTGGTTACCGCCGTCATCACAGAAGTTCCAGATGCCGATGAACAGCAGCCTAGCCAGTGGGCGGCAGGACATAACCTGCTCGCTCGACCAGAACTCTGGTTTTACAGTGCGTATCCTGGCCATCATTGGGCCTCCTGAGCTTTCTGTGCTGCGTTGTAACGCTCGTAGCCTTCGCCGTACTCGTGGCAATAGGTGGCAGGCCATGCGCCGCGAGTGCCTTCCGGGACGAAGTGATAGAGGCTGGCGTAGGTGCCGTTACCTGGCGTTGTCTTGACCCAAACATGCTCAGGCCCACCAAGACTCCAGCGCGGGCGATCCTTGACCGCTTCCGCCATGAAGAGCTCAAGATCGTGATGACCGCGACTCATGACGATGTAGGTGTCTTCGCCGACCGATTCGATTTCCAGTGGATATGTCTTCATGCGGCACCCCGCAGTGCTTTGTCGTGAGTGAACAGGCCGTCCCAGGTCTTCTTCATGGGCAGATCGCCGGCCAGGTACAGGTCGTACAGGCGTGCGGCGCCCTTCTTCAGCAGAATGGGCGTGTAGGAGATAAACGGGTCTTTGCCGTGCGGGGTGACTTCGTGCTGGTGCTCGGTCATGTACTTGTCGCGGGCGTACGAGCCCACACGGTGGCGCAGGCCGGACTTGCTCTCGTTGTAGAGCCAGCTTCGGGCTTCCAGGTACTTGCCCACCTGCATGACATTGACTCCATTGAGGCCCTTGCAGAACTGGGTGTGGGTCATCCCTTCCTTGAACAGGTTCTCCAGGGAATGAATCTTGGTCGCCTGCTGCTCGACCTGGGCGGTGAGCATCAAGCGGGCCTTTTCAGACTCCATGGCGATCTGCAGGATTTGGATGGTAGAGAGCTCGGGCGCCTCCAGTGCGTTGATCTTGGCGACTACGCTGCGGCGAACTGCCTTCGACTCGCGCATGGATACCAAGAGGCATTGGTCCTTCGTCAGCATCAGCCCTTCGGAGGCCGGCCCGCGCTGATTCCTTACTACGAAAGTTTCGTAGTATTCGCCGTCGAGCTCATCCCGGCACCGCGCGGTGAAATCATTTCTGCGAACTTCACTTTCGCCGAACTGAGCGCGGGCTGAATTGACTAGGTCGAGCAGGTCAAAGCTGCTCATCTTTTCGCGCGCCACGTTTTCAGAGATAGAAAAACGTGGCGCGGGATTATTCAGGGCCTGTACATCGGTGTTAGAGGTATGCATAATCGGCCTCACAGATGATTTTGCTGTATGCAGTTAAAGAAGCCGGGATTGCGCCCCGGCTTTTTTGTGCCTGCGATTTGGGTTTATGGGTTGAGGTCTTCATCAGTCCCTCCTTTTTCAGGCCCTAATACGGCCTTCGGCGGGTCGCGCCGTGTCGTTGGTAGATGCCGGAGCTTTCCGGCCCCTCTTGGCCTGGTCTTCTCGAAAAAGCGTTCTGCTCCAAGCTTTGCGGCGTACTCGTCAGGGCTCATCCCTTCCGCTGCTGCCAACCGTTCAAGCTTTTCGTAGAGGCGCCCATCGATCCCGTGGCAGATCGTGGTTTCAGGCACATAGCCTCCTTCAGGGCCTTCAGGCCTGCATGTGTTTACCGGTAGCATTCGGTTCAACGATGCTTTCCAACTTCTCCTCGACGCACATGCGCACGAACACGGCCAACTGCAGCTTGTGCAGGCGGGCCACGGCCTTTAACGCCTCATAGGTTTCATCGTCATAGCGGGACTTGATCTCCCGGTCTTTCAGGTGGCGTGTGTCGTCGTATGCCATTGGTGAGGCTCCTTGGTTGTTCGAAAGGGTTAAGCGGCTGTTTTTTGGGATGGGAACGGACGCTGCTCTTGGGCCGACAAGCTGCCGTCCTCTTCGAGGGTCACGAACACATCGCGGCCTACACGGATCGCCTTGCTCAGCGCGCCCTGGGTGCAACCAAGCATCTGGGCGGCCTTGGTATGGCCGTGTTCTTTGGCAAATTCAGTGAGTGTGATTCGGCGCATTGCGGCGTCCTCTACGTAGATTTCACCACAAGTATGACCGCCGGTATTGTTCGTAGTCAATACCGGCGATATTGGTTAATTAAATACCGTGGGTAATACCATCAGCAGATGAAAAAAGACTCCCGACGGCTTCCGTTATCCGAATGGCAGCTGCAAGACAGCGCCCGGCTGAAATCCCTGTTCCAGGCCAAGCGCGGGGAGCTGCAGCTCACCCAGGAAAAACTTGCTGCTGAACTGGGTGATGGTGTCACCCAGGGCGCAGTCAGCCACTTCATGAACGGACGAACCGCTCTGAGCGTGAATGCGGCAGTCGTATTCGCGCGAGCGCTCGGGGTTCCGGTTTCGGAGATAAGCCCCACTCTCGCGGCGCAGATCGAAAAAATGTCTCAGGTGCTTCCTGGTAGAGAGATTCAGCAGGCGATAGATGGCCGCACTCCCCCGCGCAGCTTCGATTTGCAGGAGGAGCCTGGTTACACCGGCGTACTCCAGCTGACCGCGCGCGGCTCAACCGGCGACGGTGACGACAACCCACACGTTGAGATCCGCGGCGTGATGGCGTTCAAGACTTCCTGGCTGCGGGCAAACAACCTCAATCAGAAGCACCTGGACGTGATCTACGCCAACGGCCACAGCATGGAGCCGACGATCAACGACGGCGATGTTCTGCTGATTGATGAGTCGAAGATAGAACCGAAAGACGGCCAGATATTCGCCATGCAGAGCGCGTCGAAAGGCACGATCGTGAAGCGGCTGGTGAAGTCGGACTTCGACGGCTGGATCATCCGAAGCGACAACCCGGACAAGGCGCGCTACGGCGATGAGACGCTGCGCGACGGGGAGATAAACGAGGTTCGCATCATCGGGCGTGTGGTTTGGCGTGGCGGGATGCTGTAGTCAGCAGCTCGCACCTGGCATAAAAATTCATTAAGGAAGCTTCATGTCTCAAGAAGATGCAGGCAAGCAACAGCACAGGTACGCAGTTACTACCGATGAGTTCGTACGATTCCTAGAATCCAAAACTCCTGAGTCGGCGTGTCCTGGGTGCCAGTCTAAGGACTGGACGGTTGTCGGGTCTGCAGCCAATGGCATGGCGTACAGGTTCGTAACAAATCTTCGTGACGGTCCCGCCGCATCACACATTTCAACCTTTGCGATTTATTGCGATGAGTGTGGGTACGTTCGCCATCACTGGGCAAGAAAGGTCAAGGAGTGGGTAACCGCCAACTCTGTGCAGCAGGAGATTGAATTTGAAGAGGGCGTCGATAATGACGCAGAGTAGGTTTCAGACGCCAGAAGATATAAGGGATCACTACAATCAGGTAGTTCATTTCCGTAGTCCATCCCTGAATGATGAGGCAGCCCCTACAGACGCACCTGAAAAATTGAGCGATACTGTTGACATGAATGATGTAACTCGCGACGAACTTAGAGCCACGCTATCCGCCATCGAAGAACGGATGGACCGGCGCGCCAAGCGAATGGAAAAAGTAGCTGATCGGCGCTCCGAAGAGTTTCTCCGCGAAATTGCATTGCGCGATGATGCGATCAGACGCGAGCTGGAGTTGCGCCGTGAGTCCTCTATTATCGAGCAGGCGGAGCGCGACAAAGCTCTAGCGGCACGCGACCAGGCTTTTGAGGAGAAGATTGGTGGTTTTTTATCCACCCAAACTGAGCGCGATCGTCTTTATACAGAAAAGGCGGACTCCGTCTTTCGTAGGCTGGATGATCGAGATCAGGTGATCGATTCGAAGCTTGCGCTCATGGAAAACTCTTTGCTGCAGGTAAAAAGCACCGTAGATGGATTTCAGGGCAGCCTGACAACCTCCGCTAAAGATTTTGAGACGAAACTCGGCGACGGGATATCGGCTTTTAAAAGTGAATTGACTAGAACGCTGAACGGGGTTAAATCCTCAAATCGGAATACGGGGATCGCCATCCTTACGATGGCTGCGGCCACAGTTCTCGGAATATGGGGGGCGAACTCCACAATTGTCGGAAGTGCTGTCGGAATTTTCGACGGTGGCAGAAATTCCGCTGAGCGAACAATGCAGGTCGAATCGCTGCTTCGCGACTCGAAGGCTCAAAGTGAGGCGACCTACGCCCTCCTTAAGCAAATGCAGGAACAGCAGCTATCACCACAGAAGTCGAACTCACAAAAACCAAACAGCCCGGCACCTAAGAACACTAAGTAAGCAAGCCCGGCCCAGCGCCGGGCTTTTTGTATCTGCCCTCCTGCTACACTTTCGGCGTCCTATCCTGGAGCCTTTCAATGCCCGCGCCCTACTCCCTCCCCGACATGCTCGAAAGAATCTACGAAAACCAGCTCGCCCTGGAGGCCGCCATCATGGAGCTCTCGATCTGGACTGCTAACCATGGCGGCCATCACGTAGACCAGAACGTCCGCGGCGCTTTCGAGACGATTGGCGAGAACGCTGGGCACATCAAGCAGGCCCTGGCCAGGCTGAGATCCCAGGGCCTGGACTGACACATCGCACATTCACGCAGCCCGCCATTGAGCGGGCTTTTTTGTGCCTATTGGAAAATACATGACCGGCGGTATTGACCACTTAAAATACCGGAGGTATTGTTAACCCATCGCAGCGACTTACGAGGGACTGCGAAGGGCCTCACAGCCCGCCGCTCTTTAACAACATGCGCCATACACGATTACCCGGCGATTCGCTGGGAGGTCAGCCCCGGCTATCACCTGTGGGGCGAGAGGAAGTCAGGTGAACAAAACGCGCTGCCACTACTGGTGACCGGCGACAGACAGGCCCGAAAGCCTGCCAACGATGGGATACCCCATACGGCTGTCGAGGTGTTGACCGAACTGGCGAATGACCTGGTAAGCGGCGCGGGAAGCACCCACAGATTTACTGATGCCGCTTCTATGAGGCGGCATTGGAAATCAACGGAGGACATGAAATGCCGAAGTACATGCTCGACTACATCAGGCTTTGCCGGGAGTGCAGCCTTGACCTGCGCACCATCGGCAACCAGCGGGAGGCATGAGTGTTGACGAATACAGGTGAACCAACGAATGGAGTTGACCATGAATCAAAGTCAGCACGCTTACTGCGACGTAGCGCTCGCAATGAATCAGCGCCGCAACATGGCCTTGGCGCTTTGCCTCGGCCTGGTCGGATCCAGCGCACCGAAGACGTCGCCGTTGTTTCGGGTTATCCCTGCCGGCAATGAGTTCTTCCACGTCGTCGACTCGTCCACTGGCAAGGTGAGAGGGTTCCGTCGCAACCACAACGAAGCCTGTGCCCTCGCCCGCAAACTCGAAAGCAAGTAACGAACCCTTCCCTACCCGTATCAAAACCAAGGCGCCCCGCAAGGATGGCGCGGGAGACAGTCATGTCTAGAAAAATCGTCGCCTTCCGCAACAAGGGTGTTATTGACCCGAAAAGCATCACCACCTTTGGCGTTTCCTCCAAGGAGGGTGAAGGCGCCATCGGGTTCTTCGGCACTGGCTTGAAGTACGCAATCTCCATCATCCTGCGCCAGGGCGGCTCGATCACCATCTACGCCGGTATGGATAAAATGGAGTTTGGCACGCGCCAGGAAAAGATCCGTGTCGACGAGTTCACCTTCGTGACTATGAACGGCCAGGCGCTTGGGTTCACTACCGAGGTCGGCAAGACCTGGGAAACCTGGCAGGCCTTCCGCGAACTGTACTGCAATACCCTGGATGAGCAAGGCGAGTGCTTTGTGACCGATGAAGAGCCTGAGCCAGCCGAAGATGAAACGCTGATCATCGTGCGTGGCAAGGACTTCTACGATTCTTGGGTCAACCGTGACGCCATCATCCTGGGATCGGAGCCGCTTCATCAAATGCCAGGCCTGGACGTTCATGCCGGGGCCTCTGAATATGTTTTCTATCGCGGGATTCGCGCACTGAAGCTGTCGTCGCCGTCGATTTATACCTACAACATCAGTTCGTCGATGGATCTGACAGAAGACAGGACAATCAAGCATTCCTTCTACGCCGACCATTACATCCGGCAGGGGCTTAGCCAACTTACCGACAAATACGCCATCTCACGCGTAGTCGTGCCTGACGATGGGGTCTACGAGCGGTCTATCGACTTCTCCAGTACAACCCCAAGCGAAGAGTTCGCCACGGTCGTGCGCGTACTTGCGAAGTCCTTTACCAAGGGGCTGAACCATTCTGCGGTCACTGCGTGCCGCGGGAACCTGCTCGACTCGCTTGCCAACGTCGAGCACATGCCGCTGACCAGCATTGACCAGGTGCGGATGGATCGCGCTATCGCGTTCTGCAAGGGCATCGGCTTCTCGGTTGATGAGTACCCCATTGTGGTTACCGAGTTCCTGGGTGAAGGCGTTCTTGGGCGCGCCCACAACGAACACATCTTCATCAGCAAGCGGACGCTGATGATGGGCACCAAGATGCTTTGCGGGACGCTGATCGAAGAGTTCATCCATCTGCGTCACAAGCTTCGTGACGAAACCTACGAAATGCAGAATTTCCTGTTCGATGCGCTGGTTTCGATGGGCGAGCAACTTACCGGCGAGCCCTTGTAATTCCCCTCATAACGCACAACGCGTCGCTACCAGCCGCGCCGGAGGCTCTATGTCTCAAGAAAGTGAATCACCTCTCTCTGCGGCAGATCTGCGAACGATTGCCCACGCCGCGCCAACCGCCAAGATCGAGCGAGAAGAACTCGAGGCTGCCCACCGCCAAGCCGAGCGAGAGCGCATCGAGCGGCTTGGTGGGTCGGCTGAGTTGGTTCTGGACCTGGAGGCCAGGCTTGCAGCCGCCGTCGATGATCGAAAGCGCGCACAGGTCGAGGCGAACTACGCCAAGAAGAAGCTGGAGCAGGTTTTCGAGTCGATCAGCGCCGCGGTGGGTCGGGACGTTCGACAGTTGAGCCTAGTGCACTTCGGCATGGCGCTGACGGATAGCAAGTCGAAGCTTGTCACGCTGGCCGGGTACATCGACAAGGCGCGGACGCTGGATGACCTGGTGGTGCTCAAGCGAGTAGCCAGCAACCTCGGCGTTATCCAGCCACAAACCATGGCCCAGGCAGCCCAGTTGATGGGATTGAGTCACCGGAGGGCTGTATGAGCCCAGCAATGGCCGCTCAGTTCGACTGGATGAAGGTCGGCGCCTTCTCGCCTGACCGATTTACCGGCGAGCAGCGCAAAGAGTACGAAGACGAAGCCCGCCGCATCCAACGGCAGTGGGACAACCAACCAAGCTGAGGAAACTCAAATGTTCAAGAAAGCCGAACGCAAGCAGGCCAAGCTACGGCTGGCACTTGCTGGGCCGTCTGGATCAGGAAAAACCTACTCCGCTCTGCTGCTGGCCCAGGGGCTTGGCGGGCGTATCGCGGTTCTAGACACCGAACACGGCAGCGCATCGCTGTACGCGGACCTGGTCGACTTCGACGCAATGGAGTTGCACGCGCCTTACTCGCCAGAGCGCTACATCGAAGTGATCGTCGCTGCCGAGCTCGCAGGCTACGACACGCTAATCATCGATAGCTACTCACATGAGTGGACAGGTTCCGGGGGATGCCTTGAGCAGAATGAGACCGTGGCCCACCAGAAGTTTCGGGGCAACACCTGGGCGGCTTGGAACGAGACCACCCCGCGCCACCGGAAGCTGACGGACAAGATCCTCACCAGCTCGATGCACATCATCTGCACCATGCGCAGCAAGACCGAGACGGTTCAGGGCGAAGGCAAGAAGATCCTCAAACTGGGCATGAAGTCCGAGCAGCGCGACGGCACCGACTATGAATTCACCGTGGTGCTGGACCTTACCCACGACGGCCACACCGCCACGGCCAGCAAGGACCGGACGAAGCTGTTTGATCAGCCTGAGCTGATCAGCGCCGACACCGGCGCACGCCTGCTTACCTGGCTGAACTCTGGTTTGAATCCTGAGGACCGCGCCAAAGAGCAGTTGGTTGACGCGATTGCCGATATCACCAGCGCGCCGGACATGGCGGCTCTGGAGTCGGCCTATAACGCCGGGCGAGTCATCGTCCAAGGTTTCGACAACCTCAAGCCCGCGCTGGTCGCCGCAAAGGAGATCCGCAAGGCTGAACTGAACAAAGCGAGGCAATCAGCATGATCAGCATTCTCCGTAACGAAGTGGAAAGGCTTCGCCCGGCTCAGGATGATTTGGCGGCACAGGTTTCGGCGTTTGTTGCGGCCGGCGGCAAGATCAAAGTGGCCGAGCCTCCACCACCACCGAAGCCTGTCGTGTACGTCCCTCAGGAACCTCCGGCGCCGAAGCCATTCGTTCGGCGCAAGGTTGAAGTGAATCCCCTCCCCCTCGATAAGACCGACATCCGATCACAGGACCGACTAAAGCTGGCTGAGCAGATACGCCAGCTGGGCGTAACACTCACCCAGACCGAGGTGGCCGCCGAGCTTGGTGTAAGCCGGCGGCTTATCTACAACTACGCCGCCAGGTACGACATCACGTTCAAGCCGCCAACCCGGGGAGGTGCACGGAACCTGGTGCGTAAGGAAGTGGACGAAGCCCGCGACGCGAAATACGCCGAGCGGATCCGTGCATTCCTGGAACTGGGGATTACACGGCGCCAATGCTGCGGAAAGCTGGCGATCGGCAATAAAGCCTTCGAGCGGATCATCACCGCCCACGGCATCGACTACCCGAAAGCGCGCCAGGGCAGCCTCTCATGCGCCGCATAACCCTCACCCAGCCACGCAGCTTTGGAGGATCACAACGACAAACTATCTCTTAAAACGCTTCATCCGAAACAATAACCAACCAAACTTGAAAGGAATCAACATGAAAAAGATCATCATGGCACTCGCATGCCTAGCATCCGTCGCCGCAAATGCAGAGACATATTCAACATATCCGGAATCCCCTGGCACAGCTGCAGGATTCGTAACGTCTGTTGTTGAATACAACCCCGGCAGCGGAGCCTACGGCGATGGGGCGATTCAAAGTAATGCCCTTGGAGCTCCAAACGGAAACTATCTGTCACTAGGAAAGCTGGGAAATGCTGTTTTCAAAGTCGGTCCCAATCCACTCAAAGCTGACGGAACTCCAGCGATCGATATTTACGTCTATGAGGCGGGTTGGTGGGACTCGTTCGACGTCTACATTTCAGCCAACGGTGTTTCCTACACGAAGCTCGTACCGACTACTACTGCAAAAGCATCGGGCGGTTCCGGCTCATGGGTGGGCTTTAACATTGACGGTCAAGTCGACACCGCGCTCTCCTACCCTTATGTGAAGGTGGTCGATACCAGCAGCAACCCAAGCACCATTCCCGGTACAGACGGCGCCGATATCGACGGCATTATGATTACGCACGCTGCCGCTCCGACAGGAGACTATGTGATGTATGACACTGATATGTATCAAGGTAAAACCTACAACCTATACCAGGACAAAGACTCCGGGGCTGTGGGGGTGAAGATAATTACTGCGACCGGCGCAGTTTCATACGTGCCGTTCTCAAGCGACAACTCTCTCCTCCCGATCGCGGTCTCCGTGCAATCGGACGTCAATGGCGACTCGGTCAACGACATAGATGTTTTGGTGACTCGTAAATCCGATAACGCGCAGCTCAACATTTACCGAGACTTCAGCGGCGCGCTCATCAAATCGATAGACAATTCCGCCATCAAGTAGCACTGCGCGGCGTCGTCCGGACCCAGATATTGGGCGAGGACGACAACCGAATCAGCTGCAACCCATCAATACCGAACCGAATAAGAGGTAGGCCATGGCAGCAGTAACGCAGAAAGAACGCTCGGCCAAGACTGCCAGGAAGCGTGTGGCACTTGCCGAGGAAGAGTTGAGGCTCAGGGTTCGCCCCGGCACGCGCCAGGCGCTGGCCGACCTGATGGAGTGGTCAGGCATTACTGAGCAGGGCGAGGCGATGACGCTGATGATTCATCACCTGCATGCGCTGGGTTCGGCGAAGTGCCAGCCTCTAATGAATCCGCCGCGCCACGAAATCGAGATATCTCAAAACGTGGCGCGGGAATTTCGCAATAAAAGCCTTCTCGCCATCCAGAAAGACCCGGGCGACGAGATCATCGAGCCCGCATAACACACCCTAGTTCCCGCATTCGATAACGGAGGGCGGCGCCTATCCGATATCTCGATCTACCCAGAGCTTGGCAAGCCAGGCTGGAATCACCAGCGTTCGTGATGCGTCCAACTTTTTGCCGGCATCTGGTGAGCGTTCGATCTCGGTGCCGAAGTAAGCAATCCAGCTTCTGTCAGGCTGCAACGCTAGCTCCGTCAAGTACGTGCCGACTTCAGCCACGGTTAATCCACTTTGCTCTGCTAGCAGCTTATTAGAAGGTTTTCTGTCCACTCTTTCCTCCTTTGCCGGTCAACCGTAATACCCCAGCCAACACCAAATTGCCCTTTTCCTGAAGCACGATGCCTATCTCAACAAACACGATACTCAGATTGGGGTTTCGCTTACGACCACCCATCTCATTTTGTATGGATAGTGGTCGTCTCCGTAGCTGCACTGCAAGGAAAGATCCTCTGTGGGTTGAAGAGTGAAGGGCTTTATCGCTTCCGTTGGCTTTCCCCCGCCCCATGGATTGAAGATCTCTTTAACAACGACCTTATATGCCCGTTTGGCATCGCTGTTTACCAGATGTGCGATTTGGCCGGCTGAGGCGAACCCGCAGCGTTCATTGTATTTGACCGTTACGACAGGATCCGCAATTGCTGGGCCTGACAAAATCAGTGCGGCGAAAAAACCTATCCAAATCCTTACTCGCATAGACACCTCGCGCATTCGTGCTAGCCCTATGCCAGCTCTAAGGTTATAGCCCACCAAAACTAAATTGCCACCACCGGACAGCGGAGGGCGGCGCCTGACTGGAAATAATCCATGGACGACCAGTTCTACCTACAAGACAGCCGCAGCCATGCCTACGTCGGCGACGGGTTGTCATTCTGGGGCTTTGGTGGCTCCGGGTACGTCACCGACTTGGCCAAGGCCCAGGTGTTCAGCCGTGACGGCGCTTGCGATCACCGAGACACCGACATCCCTTGGCCCAAGGCCTACGTCGACGCCAAGGCGCGAGTCGGTGTCGATTGCCAGAATGTCACTTTGAGCGAGGCGCTAGAGCAGCACACCGACGCAGCGGATTTTTACATCCAGAAGCCGCAGTGCTGGAACGGAAACAACCTGATTTGGCTTTGTGAGGACGGAGTATTCACAAGCGATCTGTCGAAGGCTGTCGTGGTGCCGAGAGCCCAAACCGTCACCTGGATCGGCAAGCTCGGTCAATCAGACGCGGTGCTCTGGCCCAAGCCTTACATCGACGCCTACTCCCGGCGCCTTGTTGAGCGCGACGACGTGAATATCAAAGACGCCCTGCGCGGCACCGGCATCAAGCTTGCCAAGCCGAAGAAGCCCAAAATGATGATGTTCAATTGTGATGGATGCGGCCGGTTCATCAGTGACGCTCAACGCTATCGCGAAGACTGCCGGAACTGCGGGGCGAGCAACACTCCTTGATCCGGCTCCATGCCGGTCACCCGTAATACCCCATATCAACGAATTGCGCCATCAGCAGAGTCAGGAAATGCCTTATGGAAATCGTTTGCCAAGGACAGCAAATCGTTTGACTTGGACATATCTGAACCCAAAATTATAGTATTAGTTTCTGCCTGTTCAAAAACCGCTTTGAATTCCGACGCGGGATTTTTTCCAACTATAAATTTAAAGAAAATCCCGAGAACGTCAAACTCGTGCAGGCAGCACCCAGGCCCCTCAATACAGGCGGGAAACCTCAACAACCTATGAAGATTATAGTTAGTGTTGAGGGTTACAATCAATCGAACGTCTTTGATGGCATCAGTATTGCCGAGAAGATAATCTTTAAATCTACCTTCATACAATCGCCCCAGCGTTCCTTTATGTATGGATGGATGTGATCCCCAATCCCAAACGTTGGAACGCCAAACAACGCTTGCACCGAAGTAAAACAGACTTTCTAAAATATCCGCTTTGATTTCAACAGGGTTGAAGAGAGAGAAATTTGGGCTTGACTGGGTTGATACACTCGACAAAAGCTGCTCCAACAATGGGAAATTAGTGTGAGTCGCCCACATTTTGGATACTGGCCCTTCCCCTCGCTTAGAGAATAATTGCTCGCATTCTTCACACAACAAATATTTTTTAACTTGGGTATCTGTGAAAAACGATTCACTTAAATGCAAATGAACACGCATCGGACTACCGCCACCCTCTTCTCTGCTGTCCCTGATGTGTCTATAGGCTGATTTTGGAATTAAGTGACTGTTTCTAAGTTCCTTCTCGTTACGACAAAGTGCACAAATCATAACCATCCCCGACAGTTTTTCCATAACGCTCAATATACCGGCGAGGAGCCATCATGCCCATAACTTATGGAAGCGTGTGCAGCGGCATCGAAGCCGCGACCCAGGCCTGGCACCCGCTGGGCATGCGCGCCGCCTGGTTCGCCGAGATTGAGCCGTTCCCCTCGGCGGTCTTGGCCCACCACTACCCCGAGGTGCCGAACCACGGCGACATGACCAAGCTGGCCGCCCTGGTGCTGGCCGGTAAGATCCCGGCGCCGGACGTGCTGGTCGGCGGAACTCCATGCCAGGCCTTCTCGGTCGCCGGTATGCGGGAAGGACTCACCGACCCGCGCGGTGCCCTCACCATCAAATACGTGGAGCTTGCAGATGCAGTTGACTATGTTCGCGCCGCCCAGCGAAAGCCCGCCAGCGTCATCGTCTGGGAAAACGTCCCCGGCGTCCTCAGCGACAAAGGGAACGCCTTCGGGTGCTTTCTTGGCGCGCTTGCTGGGGAAGACTGCGAGCTGCAGCCTCCAGGGAAGAAATGGCAGGACGCTGGTTGTGTGTATGGACCCAAAAGAACAATCGCGTGGCGGGTTCTGGACGCCCAATATTTCGGCCTGGCCCAACGACGCCGTCGTGTGTTCGTTGTCGCAAGTGCTCGAGACGGGTTCGATCCCACCGAGGTACTTTTTGAGCGAGAAGGCACTCGCCGGGATAGCACGCCGGGATGGCCGGCGAAGCTTGCACTTCACCCTACTCTCACGGCACAAGGGGGAGGCTCTCTCGATGATAGAGAGGCATATGTGCTGGAGCCCGAAGGCGTCCGCCGGACCAGCGTGATCGAATGGGAGCGCTGCCAAGGCTTCCCCGATAACTACACGCAAATCCCTTGGCGCGGTAAGCCTGTAAGTGAATGTCCTGACGGGGCCCGCTACAAGGCAATCGGCAACAGCAAGGCCATCGCGGTGGTTCACTGGATCGGCAGACGTCTACTGCTCCAATTAGTGAACTGATCAGCTTGAACCCGGCGGAATGCCATCCTTGTTGAAGTCCTTTAAGCGCTCGCGCTCTTCCTCGGTGGAGTGCGCCGGGGTCTCTTGCTCAGGCTCTTTCTTCTTTTCTTCAGTCATCGCTATGTCCTCCAGGTTGTAGCTGTTTCGGCACCTAGTGGAATCAGCAGTTCAAATCAATCCACTCCACCGCCCGAACACAGCCCAGCGAGACAAGCAATGTCTAAGGAAGCACACCATTGCCTACCGGATACCGCTTAGGCGTACACAAGCCTGGTGACAATATCCGAGTCGATTAATGGAGTGGTGCCAACCTCTTGCTGATCAGCTATCCACCGCCGTGACAGGTATATATCGAACTTCCAGGGATGCAGCTTAAGCAGCTCAATTGCAGATCCGGTAATTCGGTACCGCCCGCACGCTGGGCACGAATACTCCTCAGTGTCCGACAGCACTATCGGCACAACGTTATATCCGCATATGTAGCAGCCCATGATTACCCTCCCCGGTAATCGCTGAACTTTAACCGCTCTTTGTCTGCCATCCAACACCCGGGCATGGCCCGGCAAGGACTCTCCGTACCTAACAAAGTAGTGCTATCTAGTTTTCTCAGAAGATCGTCCAATCTCTTCTCGAGCAGGCATGGTCCAGTCGGAGGGCCGCCTGTCGTGGACAGACTCCTTCTTCGGAAAACCATCGATTCCAAAGCCGATCAGATAGATTGCAAACGCAACACCGGCCAAAACGGCCCTCCACGTAGGCGACGCGTCTTTGGAGAGCCCTCCAGGCCCGATCGCAACCCAGCCACCACGAAGATAAGCGAACACAGCTTGACCAAACCAGGCTTGCAGCATCAGCACGGTCCAGAAATTTCTCCAGTCCCCCACGAATCTTGAAGTCGCGCTCACCAGCGAGGCGGCAACCATCAACAGTAGTATCAAGTACCGGTAGCGTTTCAATAATCCCAGAACGCCATTTTCGATTTCCATTCAGTTAATTCCCTTACCTATCAGGAGGAGCCAGCGGCATGACGGTTGTGAATGCCCATGATCTGGTAACGAGGGAGAATGCCGCAGTACCAACATTTTTCAAGCTGATGTAAAAAGTACAGCTGCCATTTCAAACATTCACTGGATTCCGACCAACACATGCAGATCATTCGTACTGGAACAGTATTGACTGGCGAATACGCCGGTTGGACGATAGAAATTCAGGATGACCGCGCAGGTGAAACCGGAGGTTATTACCTGTTCCTGGTCCAGAACGAATCAAATGGTTTCGATTCTTGGTTTGAACTCATAGAGCAGCTGCAGCAGCAAATTTCAGAACTCGACGTTCGCTGGAATTAGCGCCTCGCTCTTTCGTTCCACCCCTCCCCATCCCCCCTTCAAAGTCAGCCGCTATAGCGGCAAGGACGAAGTCATGCCCGAAGAAAACAAACACGACTTGGCTGCAGCTGACCGCAAGCTACTCATCCAGGCCGCGCACTCCGCGCGAATCGATATAGAACGGTGCACCTGCAGCGATCCAAAGTGGCCTTTCCGGCTGGCTGGCAAGTCCGGCGTCCGTGGCCACTGGAACCCCCTCATCAACGACGGGGATGCGCTACGCCTGGCTGTGGTGATGGGGCGCATGGAGCGCCTGGGCGTGGCCATTCACATAGTCGAGCCGTTCGACGGCGACACCGGCCCATACACCTACGTGGATGCTGAGCGCTTCGGCGAGCAGACCATGTATCACCAAGATGATCCTTTCGGGGCGACTCGCCGCGCAATAGTTGAGGCAGCTGCTGAAATTGGGAGGAGGTCGTGACCGCCACCCTCTGGTTCGCCTATGTGTTCATCTACAAGGGGCCAAGGCCATGAGGAAGGTAAGCCGTTTCGTAGATGATCCCAAAGCACAGTACGGCTTCCGCTCAGTGCCGGCGACCTATGAGGACGCTGAGAAAATAACCGGATTTCGCCTGGACCGTCGCATCAACTACGTGATCACACAGGAAGGAGAAGTTGAGCAGGAAAGCTGGTGCACCTTGGATTGCTCCGGATGCAGCTGCGGGTGCGAGGGTGGCTGCAGCTGTGGCCCATCCACGGGATGTAGCGAATGCGGCTACACCGGCAAAAGCCGCCATTACTTCAGCTTCCCGCCCTCACCGCCAGAACGCAAGAAGCCCTAACCCCAATCCCCCTACATGCCTGCCGGTGAGCATCAAGGCTGTTTCTTGCCCTTCGCCAAGCCACAAACCATCAAAACCAAACCGGGAATCCAAAGGGCTGGCGCAGTGATCGCGATGCCGCAGATTGCCAACGGGATCCCAGTCAAAAACAAAGGGTTTCTAAACGCCTTATCCATTTCGCGCCACCTGTAAGATTTTTTCTCATTAAAGCACAAGTGCCTGCCGCAAAGCGGTGGGCCACTTTCTGCCGCCCAGCGCGGCAAGGACACCACTATGGAAATTCAAAGCGAAACCCTTGCCGAGGAAGAGATCGCGGCAATCACCGGTTACATGATCCCGTCAGGCCAGATCGCCTGGCTCAATCGAAACGGCTGGAAGTATGTGCTGACCCGCGCGCGCCGACCTGTAGTAGGCCGCGTCTACGCCCGCATGAAACTGGCAGGCGTAAAACCATCAGCAGAGAATGTCGCGGCCGAAGCCTGGTCACTGGATCTGTCAAAAGTAGGATAAATCGATGCGAGCAAAAAAGGCGGCGAACAGGGACCTGCCGCCGCGAATGATTCGGCGCGTGCGCACGCTGAAAGGCGGTAAAGAGTGGGTTGGGTACTACTACGACGGGAGGAATGAAGACGGGAAGCGGGTAGAGATCCCGCTCGGAGGTGACTTGGACATCGCCAAGGCTGAATGGGCAAAGCTTGATTGCAAGCCGGTACCGAAGAAGAACGCTCTGCTGGGCCAAGTGTTTGACCGGTACGAACGGGAGATCATCCCGGGCAAGGCGCCCAAAACGCAAAGCGATAACCGGCTGAGCCTGAAACAGCTGCGCAATGTGTTCAGTGACGCGCCTATCGATGCGGTTACGCCGCAGATTATTGCGCAGTACCGCGACAGTCGCACCGCCAAGGTTCGAGCCAACCGAGAGATCTCCCTGTTGTCACACATCTACAACATCGCACGCGAGTGGGGACTGACAGAGGCCAACCCCGCCGCCGGTGTGCGCAAGAACAAAGAGGCGCCGCGCGACTTCTACGCCAGCGAGGAAATCTGGAGCGCCGTATACGCGGTGGCAGCCTCAGAGCTGCGCGATGCAATGGATCTGGCATACCTGACTGCCCAGCGCCCGGCTGACACGCTGTCAATGCGGGAGGCCGACGCGGTTAACGAGTTCCTGCAGGTATCCCAAGGCAAGACGTCCAAGAAGCTGCGGATCCGCCTGACGGCCGCCGGTGCGCTGAATGATTTGGGCATGCTGGTTGAGCGCCTGATTGCGCAGAGACGCGCGCGAGGGGTTCGAAACCCTTATCTGATCGTCACGGAGGACGGGAGGCAAGTGACCAAGCACATGCTGCGACTGCGTTTTGACGATGCGCGCGACAAGGCAATCGTCATCGCCAGGGGCGCAGGTGATGGGGTGTTGGCCGCGAGTATTCGGCAATTCCAGTTCCGTGACATCCGCCCAAAAGCGGCCAGCGAAATCCTGGACCTGGGTGATGCCAGCCGACTGCTGGGGCACACCGACAAACGCATAACCGAGACGGTTTACAGGCGTGTCGGGGAGATCGTGAAACCGACCCGCTGA